ACTGATGTAGGTTCTCCTACCTCAAATTTTGTTGTAAGGACTGATAGCCCTAAAATTCCTGTTGTTTTTTTCATAGTCTTGCTCTCTCGCAGTGGCTCGTATCTATATTATACCACTAAAGAATTCTGATACTGACGTTGTTCGAGCCAAATTTGTACTTAAACCATTGCTCAAAATATCGTAGCGGGTCAATTTCATCCTTGTATGCTTCAGCAGGGATGTTACCCACAATCTCAGTAGAATTCTTCTTTGTTCTGTAGTGGTGCTGCTTAATCGCAATCACCAACTTTGGACATGTCTCTGGATTCACAAACAAAGACATCTCACCTGCACCATTTCTAATTGATGCTCTCAAAAATTCAATAGTGACAACAATTTCTTGTCCACCTTTGTTCTCAGCCATGTCAGGTTTGTCTACCTTGTATGACTTGTTCAAACCGCTACCAAACTTTGAACCATGCGCAAACGTAGCCATAGCGTCAGTTCTTCGTGGGTCAAACACCATGACTTCTGGATCGCCGTATCTTTTTTCCATACACCTAGCATAGAATGCTAATTTGGCTTGGGAAGCGTCAGCGCACTGTTCAATGTTGAGTTCATCAAATACATATCTATTCCCATACTGGTCTAGCTGGATAAAGTAGATTACGCATTTCTTGCCCTCTGCTGGGTCGATACAGGCGTACCAGACAGGGTTATCGTAGTCGAATACCCACTTGCTGTAATTACCCTTTGGTTTGTACTCGTGTGTGAAGTTGTGTAGAACAACACCCTGGGAGCTAGGTCTTAAACATAGTCCTTGGGTTTGCCATGATGTCAAGCTCATGCTATTTTTAAGTGAGCATACATCTTCACGAGGAATCCATCCACTTGATTTGATGCCTCGCTGCCCGTGACAGTCTTCCCATAGAACACATGACTTCTGCCTCGATTCGTCATCACCGTGAGGATTCTCGTCAATGGCAACACATGTTTCACACCTCTTCATGGTTTCAAACATGCACCACTTGTACAGCTTAATGTCTTCCTTCTCTTTTGTCTCGATAGCATTGACAAGATAAGCCATAGCACCATACGCTCGTTGCATCGTACTAAACCCAGCCCAAATACCAGGAATGTTTGGGTTAACATTGATAGGCACAGCCCAAGTTTGTTCGATAGCAGCAGTGTCCCAGAACTCCAACTCGTCCCATGTAACTGCCATCGGGTGCGACCCAGAATTTGATACATTCAATCCATCAACCGTTACGTAGTTGTGGAAATCAGCAACCGTAATATCGTACTTAATACGATTTGTGGGTTCCATGAAATTCTTGCCCTTACGACCATTTACGTGTTCTGTTGTAGCACGTTGTATTTTTAGCACTGGATTGCTACACACACCTGGCGCACCTTTTATGATTGGTACACACAGCCAAATTTTCTTTTTGTCTTTGACTACCAGGTAACGTTCGACGTACTTCGTAAGAATCTTACTGTCCTCTGCTGTGAAAGATATGTAGTACCTTACTCCATTACGTTTGTCGGTTCTGATATTAGCGGTTATACCTAGTCGATCTTTGAAGAAGTCAGCTACAACATGCTGTTCCTCTAAAGTGAATCCATTAGTGTATATGTCCCAATTACGCCCACTACTAAACGACCCATCATCCATTAGCCAAGTGGCTACACCTAGTTCATTAAGCTGATCTAACCATTCTCTGGTAACTTTCTTTGTATCGTTAGGGTAACAAAGAGGCCGTAGCTTTTGTGTGTACAAAGTTTTTCGTAGACGATAGTAGTTACATTCCGTTCCAAATCCACCTTTACACTTTGTAACTTTACCTTGGTGAGTATCATCAACCAGTGCAGCGTACTTCCAATCACCATAGTATTTCTGTTCGTTACCGTGAACAAAGCAATATCTAAATGATTTATCTACAGTGGAATCACCTAGAAGACTACCAAGTAAGACTTGCTTTTCATCTTCGCTGTAGCGATAGCATTTTTGTGCAACCCTATCTCCTGGCAGTAGATCACATAGCTGCTTCTTGCTTCCATCTCGAAGCATGATCTGGTGATTCTTCGTGAACTTACTTTGTTTGACCTTGCTGTTTAAGCAATATTGCAACCTGACACGCCACCATTCGTTTTCACGTCCGTTATTGTGCCAACCAATCACATCTTTCCATTCTAGCAAATGCGTAGCTGGATTTGCAGATAGAACCCTGACTTGTAGTTTGTTGTCAACAATTTCATGGATTGGAAGCGCACCGATGTTGGTTATGATTTGTGTATCTCCACTGAGACAAACGCCAGCCATAGAACCAGTAACGATTTTCCAGTACGATCCGTTTATCCAGGTAGCGGATTCTTTGTTAAGTCCACCCTTGACGAGTAAGCTGCTGAGAACTGGGTCTCTATCCCAAACACGTAAGTATCCCTGTGCAACTGAAGATTGTTGTTTGGAAGCAGCAGCGTGTCGTGTTTCTGCGCCTGGAGTAGTTGAACACCACATGTGGTGCATAACAGAACCCAGAAGAGTCTTACCGCTGCCCCGTGAACCTTGGGCCACAGACTTACGAACCTTACCAGTGAAGACTTCATAGAACCACTCGAAAGGTGCATTCATTTCAGGGCTACAAGCTGTCCACGGAATATCATATCCGTAAACTTTCTTGACGTACTGGTACACATCTTCAGGAGTTCTCGGTAGCTTACCAACCGTCTCCTTCTTTACATGGAACTTAATAGTCTCCAGCGTAGACTTTCCTTCCTCTGTAGCAAGAATTTCTACAATAGCTTTCTTGTTTTCGTCAACAAGTTTAGCCGCATCTTCTTGCTGCGCTTTCTCGATTAGTTCATCGCCAAATTTCTTACTCATATCTCACTGAGCCTATTAAACAATTGCTCTTTCTCCGCTGCCTGCGAATTATGTTCTGCTAATGCTTTCTCTGTACCTTTATCTAAAGCTCTCTCCGCTAGGTCAATAACCTTTGATGGTTCTCCTGCCAGCTTCTCCACACGTTGCAATGTGGTTTCGAGTGTTGCAGTAGCATTTTCATTGTCATCGGTCTTAACAGTTTCCTTGCTAAGTTCGTTGTACATGGTAGCCATTTTCAGGAGAGTGTCAGCAGCTTTTAGAACGTGTTGAGTTTCCATGATAGGAATGTCATCCACAATTCGATCCATCACTGCATCAAATCCTCTGTCAAGTGCATTAAGTAGCTTAGCCCTAAGCGCAGACATCTCAACCTCTCGTGAACGCTCTGCTCTTGCTACTTGTTCTCTAAACTCTTTATCTCTGTTGGCCTTATAGCTTGCACGTAAACCTATCCAGTCTTGCAGGTTTATGTTCTGCATGATTGTAGATTCAGTCAAATCGTAGGTGTTAGCAAGTACAGTTACGATTTCAGTTAAGTTGTATGCGTCGGAGTAATTCAACTCCAAGTTTTGCTTAATGAAGTGATCCTTTGCTAACTGTATTCTTTGGTCTTTTGTTCTTCCTTGTAAATCCATTATTTATCCAGTGTGCAGCTACTGCACCTAACTACGTCCTTGTGTTTGTCTGTTATTTGAAAAACAGATTTGCATATCTCACAGATACCATGCCCGTAAACCTTATCCATTTTAATCGTTTCGAGTATTCTCTTTTCGTAGCTGCTTAATAGCGGATCGTAGTTCATTGTTCTCCTCTTCAAGTAGAGTTAGCTTCTTAGCCATAAGTGCAAAGTCTTCGATGCCCATGATACACAACCAAATCTCGTTGTATCTCTTACCAACCAAAGCACCACTAGGAATCTTTGATCTTCTCCAGGCAAGTAGCGAAGTAGCTTTCGATTGCTCTAAGTCTTTGAATGGAACTTCCACAGCAGCTTTTTCTAACTCTGTAAAAACCCATTCAGGGTGACTTGCTCTATTCTTTACCTCGGCCCTAAGTAGGGGAAATGATTCATCCTTCTCTGGCATACTGCCATCAGGTTTCAATCTCACCCCCACCTTTACATCGCCTTCGGCACCTTTAATAGCTCCAGATGCAATCACTCGCTGCGAAGGCACACCGAGTTCAGTGAGAATATCAACGAACTCGGTCTCTCCCCTAGTGCCTTTCGCTTTAGCACCTTTACCACTTATTGGTTTTCTAGGCATATACCTAATTATACCGTATGAGTAACTTTGCTTACCTTGTTAACTCGCTGTACATTAAACTCTTGATCGAATTTGTGACTGGAGTGTGAGATTGCAATAACTTGTAGATCAGTCTTCATTTGTACAAACTTAACAATGTCAAAGAATGCACTGAACTTAGACTCGTCCATGTTGTTACCAAACTCATCCCATACAATAACAGGACTATTCTGCGGCCTAAGAAGCAGGAACTGCATACGGGTTAATGCCCCTAGCACATTTCGCATACCACCACCATTGGCTACTGTAGCCGAAGGGTGTCCATTCTCAAAGACTGTAGGAACAAGTCCCTTGATCGCTCCATTCTCATCATAGGTCTCGACATACTTAAACTCAAAGGTATCATCCCACAGTGTTTGCAGCATGTTGGTGTTCATCAAGTCTAAATCCTGCCGTACGTTCGTCTGAGAGGTCACACAGAGCTTTAGGAAGTTAACCGTATCCGTAAGGTGGGCAGCGTTTTCCTTCGCCTCTACGGTGCGTGTATCCACACTTGTGAGTAATTGCTGATCAGACTTAGCAACACTCTGGTAGGCGGACACTGCGGCCTGGGCTTCAGCAATTTTAGATCGTAGACTTTCGGGCATTGTACTCCAACTTCAGCTTACCAAATTCAGCGATAATACCATCGGCAGCGGCTTGCACTTTGTCTTCCTCACCATTGATGTGTTCAGCTAGTGCATCCTTATACTCGCATGAGAATTCAAGCAAACCTTCCAAGTTATCTTCGTAGTCTGCAATATCTGCCTTTACCAACTCTGCCAGGGCAGCGGCTGATTCAGTTAGCGTATTGTGATCTTGTTCAAGCAAGTTAACAAACTTGTCAATTTCTCTCTTTGTTTCTTCGTAATTAGCCATTTATCATTGCTTCCTTGACATATTTCGATGCGGTTGTTACAATCTTAGCATCCAGGGAATTAGAACTGGCTATGTCTGCCAAAAGAACTAATGGGTCTTCGCTTACTCGACTCTTAGCCGTGTTGATCACCTCTAAGAAATTATCTGAAGCCTTCTCGACTAGGGACAAATCCTTTACCTTATTGTCGTCCTGCAGGAATGTCCAATCATCAAGAATCCGAACGATCTTGTCCTTGCTACCTTTCTTATCGAATTGCAGAATAGTAACGTATGGGCATTGTGATTCATTGGATTTCATTGGAGTAAGAACCCCACCATTGAAGCACTTGGTTTCACCTACAAAGCACGGACTAAACCCTTTGTGAATGTCTCCAAACTGTGCGTATGTAAAGTCTTTCAACCAACTTAGTTCAGCAATGTCTTGCCAATACGGTGATCCATCATCGCACACTGAAGCATGAACAATAGCAATCTCTCTGTATTCCGATGCTGTAGGCATAAATCCAGGTTGCGAATACAGGAACTCTTCAGTTGCTGGCTCCTCGAATCCAAACCCAGTCACACGTACCTTGAACTCCTCGGACAATACTTTACTTTCACCAGCGTGTAACACAGTGAACTTGTCTGTAAGAGTCGCAATGATCGCTAAGTCGCTATCCACTTGCCAGTTGTTGTAGTTGTGGTTCTTCAAGTCATGTTGACCAGGAACTACAACCCAGTGCTGTTTGTGGCTCTTGATCAGGTCAACAAATCCCGTAAGCACACGGTTTGATACCCTAGGCTTATCGAGTACGTCTCCTGCCTGCAAGATGTAATCACAACCTTCTTCGTCAGCAATCTCGTAAATGTTCTTCAGCATGTTAAGCTGAGTCTCGAATACATCATCACCACGGCAAGCTACGTTTGCATCCGTAAGGTGCAGGTCGCTAAGTGCTAATGCCTTGAAGCTCATAGTGGTCTCCCGCAAGTTTCACAGATCGGCACTGTATCCTTGATTTTTTCAAGTTCTTCTTGTAATGTTTTGATGGTGTTCATTTTTGACTTTATCTTTGACTTCAGGGTTTCGATGTTTACTATCGCAGCGTTCACAGCATCGAGTTTGGCTCTCTTCTTACTGATGGATTCTTCTGCGCCAGTTGTGACTTCATCTAGCTTCTCGCGTAAAATCTCAGCGGACTTTTTGAATCCAGCGAAGTCAACTTTGCTCAGTGACGTACATTCTTTAATGGACGCTTCAATGCCTAGTTGCCTTACCTGCAAAGAATCAATCTTCTTGTTGGCTTCGATCAAATCGTTTAGCCTACTTTCTGCTTCGACTACTTTCTTTTCTTCGTAGCTTTTGAGCAAAGTGTTTAGCGTCTCAGACTGCCTGGTTAGGGCAGATAGCTCAGCTTGTACCTTCTTGTGATCCGTCTCAGCAAGTCTACGGGCAGAATCATACAGCGACCCACTGGATAGCCTGTTGATCGCCTGAAGCACTCCTGCTGGGCTTGTACCCGTCATAAGGAACGGTGTGGTGTTGTCTAGTGGAACCATCTGAACCATCACTGGTTTTTCCTTTGGATCATCCTTAAAAAGTCGCATCGGAATGAATCCAGTGAACTCATTGATCTTATCCTCGGCTCCTCTGATTGTTCCTAGGTGTTCTTGCCTACCGTCAGGGTATGTTAGTACATAGGTGTTCTTAGATTTTGTCTTCGATCTGCGAATGATTCTGCCGTCTGAATACTCGATTTCAACGTAGCCTTCAATAGAAGGTTTAGAGTTCGGATCAGACTTGTCAATAAACAAATCTTGCTCGGGCCAGTCTTCGTTGTTGTGTACCAGCGATACAGCATTGTAGATGTTGGACTTACCTGATTGGTTTGGCCCTTTGATACAGACGCTATCCCCAAGATCATCGAGAGTTGTATCCTTATGACTCAGGTAGTTATGGAGTGTGATTCGCTTTATTGTTCGCAAAGTATCTCCTGTGAAACCATAACAAGTTCCTGCATTAGTGCAGCCACACGAGCTTTCCTGTCTTCAATACTCCAGCAAACAGACGAGTGAAATGCGTTGTGCAATTTTTCTGCATTGTCCCAATCATCTTCCGCAAGTAATGTATTACGAATAGCTTCGTAAACAAGCTCCACTACATCCATTCTGGCTGCAGTCTCGTTTTTGAGAAACTTGCCTACTAGCCTTTTCACTTGCTTTTTTGTCAACCTACATCCAAAGTATTCAAAAGCGGCGTCATCCCATATCCTAATGATTTTGAGCGCACCTCTCACCTCTGAATCAATTTCTTTCAAGTAATCAGAGTATTGTTCTGAATTTAACATTCACCACTTCCATACAAGAATTATACAACTTTTCCGGGCCAATTTCGTCATCGCAGTACATTTCGTTGGCGTCCTTGCCCGGAGAACGCACCTGTACATAGTTCATGCCTAAATCTTCAAGCACTTTAGCAGCTTTATTTGACCCTTTGCCGCCAGCTTCGTCTGCGTCAAGCAGCAGCACTACGTTCTTTGTGAACATGCGCAGGAGCATAGCTTGGGGTTTTGTTAGAACGGTTGAGAATAGTGCTACTGCTGGAACACCCACCTGCCAAAGAGAGATGACATCTATTGGCCCTTCGACCACAAAGACATAATCTTCTTTGAGAATCTTGTGATAGTTCTCGTACAGACCATAAAGGAAGTTTGACTTGTCATATTGACCATGCCAATACTTGGGTTTACCGAGTTCTTTCCACAGGAAGTTTGCTCTGCCTTGGTAGGTCAGAACATTCCCAGCCATGTCTTTAACCGGGAAAAGTATCCTGCGATAAAACGCAGAGTATTCGCTATCATCAAAATAGCCAATTCCAAATTTGAATATAGCATCTTCGTTAATTCCTCTACTTTCCAAGTACCGACTAGCATCCTCGCTAGTCGATACTCGTTCTGTTACTTGCTGTACAAATTTGTCTTGAAGACATTCTTCAGCAACTAACTTTATCATTGATCGGCGTCCAACTCATCTTCCAGTTCAGGTACATCCTGCCCACCGAACACAAACGCCTCTGGAGCTTCTGCGATAGCCCTTCGGAGTGTTTCCTGCAGTTCTGCGCTACCCTTGAGCAGTGCGAACAGCTTTGCATCTCCTTGCGACTTCAAGCCTGGAATTTCTGTACTTGTGTACCAAGCACCAGACTTGGAGATGATACCACGTCGAATGGCCTCATCCCGCATATTGTAAATGTCAGCGTCTTCGATACCATCCTTGGCGAAGTACACTTTCAAGTGGTTGTTGTCGGTAGTAGCTACGTTGCTCTTACCCAACTTAGAACGCTTTACACGAACCCGAATCTCTACGCCATACCCTGGAGTTGGCACATCAATTGATTTTGCCTTACCAACACGTAGGTTAAGAGACAGAGAGTGTTTCAAGTTCTGCCCACCTGGAGTTGTTTCTGGATCACCATACCCGCCAAGTTTGAACCGAATCTGGTTAACAGCTAGGACAGCAGCCCCACCTGGCCTTGCAATACCTTCGGTGACATTCTTTGCCATGTCAGTATTGATCTTCGGGTTCTTACCCATCGCTTGATTGTAGTCCTTAACAAACGCCTCAGCATCCATCCTAGATGCTGGATTAGTGTGACCGATAGAATCCACAACGATTAGTGACACACCGGATTCTGCCCATGCGTACCTGACAAGAAGATTTGCAACATCTTCTGCTTTCGTCGCAGCGTGATACCGAAGTCTCGACATGTCCACACCGTTAAGCTCTGCAAAGTCTGCATTGAATGTACGTTCTACGTCAATCCATACTACAACTTCGTCAGGGTACTTGCGCTGTGCCATAGCTGCAATGCGGTAAGCAAAGACAGTTTTGCACGAGTCTTCTGGCCCATAAACCTGCGTAATGCGGGTTCTTGGGATTCCACCACCGAGCATGGCGTCAATTGCGTCAGAACCAGTGCTGATAAACTCAACCTTTAGCGGCTCTGTTGGCTCAGGTAAGCCATCGAATTTTGTTTTGATTTTGCCCATAATAGCTTAGCAGGGTGTCTGCGTACAAACACCCCACATGTTCTCCTTATTCAAAATCAAACTTGACTGCTGCCGCCGACTTCTTTTCCTTTGGTGCAGGCTTCGATTCTTCTTCAACCTCATCAGCCGCATCGTCACCGCTGAACACACCCGTTGGAACAGCAGATGCTGGACGGGTATCATCGGCTCGTGATGTGCTAGCCTTGATTTGCTCTTCAAGGTATTCCATCGACTGATCATAGCCCATAGCTTCGATCACAGCAAGACGAACTTCCTTAGAAAGAGTTCCATCTTCGACCCAAGGAGCCAATGCCTCACCGTCAGTTACACGGTATCGCTCAGACGAATCCTTAGACGTGGATACTGTTACTCGGTATCGAACACTGTCCTTGTCCTTGCCAGCCTCTGCCACGATCTTCAAATCGTAATCAGGCTTTGCAGAATCTTCGCTGAACGAGTAATCGTTGTCAGTTTCCGAATCTGGAATTGTGAGCAATTGGGTGTACATGGTTGGAGTCACAGAGATAAATCGAAGTTCTTCAACTTTCTCTACCTTTGTGGACTTACCATCCTTCACAGTCTTGCTGTAGACAAACACAGGAAGTCGATACTGTGTTGACACAGGGAAGCTAGACAGTGGTTCACCATCTGGAGTTGTCTTACCCTTGATTTCTTCGTCGCTAAACGCTGGAATGGACTTGTAGATTGTAGCCGTACCGCCATCCTTCTTGTTAACGACATACTTGATTGATCGCATTCGCACTTCCTTAACCACTCGCTTATCGAGAGAAAGGAGTCGGAATGTGAATGACTCGCCAACCTGTACGCTCTTACCTCGGTAAGTGAACTCCAGTGGGTTACCACGTTCGTTGCTCTTAACGTCGGATGCTACGTAGGCGTCTGTTGGGTTGCCAAATAATGTTGATGCTTTGTTGTTACTCATTGTGTTATGTGTGTTTTTGTGTATTTGTTTGGGTCGTCAGAAACAGTTGTTTCCTACAGATTCTTTTGAACCGCATCTACATTGATCTTTAACAATTTCTGTATCTGCGAGTCAGCGTACTCAAAAGCCTTAATGCGAAGTTTGATAATTTCCTCAATCTCCTTATGGTATTGCAACGTTCGAGCAATATCGCTAGGGATGATCAATTGCGTAATCGCATCAGCTTCTGTTTTCTCGTGTGAGGACAATACTGCCCTTACGATAGCTTTGATTCGGTCATACCGAGTATCAATGAACTCAGTGACAACCGTAACACGTTCTAGGATGCTGTAAAGCTCCATGACAGTGTTAACCGTACCAACCACATAATTCGATACTGCATTGTGTGCGTACTCAGACGGGAATGGCTTTGGCTTTAGGTCTGGAGAGTCAAGTCTTTCATTAAGCTCTGCAATGTTTAGCTTACGAGCGTTAATCTTGTGGATGTCATCTCGAATCTCAAGCTCGATTGCTTCTTTGAAGTTCAGGCGAATGTATTCTTCTGCCTTCCCAAACAAAGTAGCCTGCTCTGGTGATCGCTTCGTTACTGCTGTTGCGCTAACGATAGCATAGTTGATCAATGATTGTTCTAGGTCGCTTACCTTGGTGTCAAACGCTTTCTGGTCGGTCATTACTTATTTTCCGTGTTCCGCCCAAAAAACTTTAGATAAATTCCAAAAATCTCTCTGGGCCTTACTATCATTGTACCTCAAACCGTTACAGGTTCAGTGTCGTCGATCCCGAGGACAATATCCCACGGGAATGTTGAGTCAGGAGTGTCGTATTTTGGATCAATCGCCTTTCGGACGTTAGGCTCACAAGACCAGAACATGCTTACTTCAATGTCTGCCTTGAATACAACCGTGTCTAGTGGAGCTACGGGTGCTGGGGCAGCCACAACCTTCTCCACAAGCTCTATGACACGCTCAGACAATCCAATCGGTACTTCCAGCGTACAGGAGTCGTGGGTAGTATTGATCATGTGGACATCCCATCCTTGACGCTTCACTTCATCCATGATTTCACAGATGTAGTAAAGTGTCAGTTCACCAGCAGCACCTTGGATCGGCATATTTTGAGACACGTTCTCCATGTGCTTGATTTCTTTCTTGCTGACTGAGAAGATATTCTTTGTGGATCGCATCGTTCCCCACGGAGTTCGTGCCTTGTACGGCGCAACCTTTGCTAGTTCGATCTGCTTATCAAGCCAAATCTTAACATCAGGGAATGCAGCATAGAAGAATTCGATGAAGTCTTGTGCTTCTTCTTCGCTACAATTGATGGCTACAGCTAGGCTAATGTGGCTGAGTCCGTATAAAATCCCGAAGATGATCGTATTATGTGTGAGGACATACCCATCAGTTACATACAAGCTATCAGGACTATCAACACGAATACACTGCATAGGCACATAATCATCCGTGGATTCAATACCTAGAATTGGTTGCATGAACGTTTTGTCGTGGTACTTCTTAATGTTCCATCTACTAGATTTTCTGTCCAATGAGAATGGATCATTCGGAACGGTGACTCTGACCCTATGTGCCAATCTTCCTTGTACTTTGTTGCCATCTTTATCTATGTAACTACCGTACTCAGAGTGGCTGCTGGTTGTGCCGCCGAGTGACCGCACTAACTCCATAACGTCATCTCGAAATCTATCACTAACAGTTGTGTACGTAGCCTGCGGCTTACTTGCATCGCACGTTCCATCAGTGTCCATTAGTCCGCGCAACAACCACATTCTGTCTTCAAGACTAGCGTACTTGTACATATCAGGGATAAATTTCTCATGCGACTTGCTGTTGTGGTTAAATCCTAAATTACGAAGTATAGCATTTAAGGCCTTACCAGATTTGGCTCCTTTGAATGCCTGCGTTATCCTGTAGCTATCTACTTTGTTTGGTACGTCTTTCGGTAGCAACCTGACTTCGTACTCACACCCTAGCAATTCTCTGACTCTTTCAGCTATCTCAACGTCATTAGTAGAGAAGGATGAATCTGTAAAGTGACCATCACCCAGCATAACACCTAAAACGTATGGGTGCAGCGGCAGTTGAGTTTTAGTGAACTTTACTGGGTCAACTGTCTTAATAGCAAATCTATTTGTTTTGTTAAATTTGAGACCAGCATCTTGTATTTCTTTTGTGGTCATCAAAACATCCTTTCGATACTTCCTATCAAACACAGTCCACCAGTGATCTTCAGAGCATTCTACTACGTGTCCACCTACGTTAACCTTATAAACCTGCTTTTCCCCCTGTGGAAATATGCCCATGACTCGCGTGGCACCACCATTCGATCCAATTACATAATCTCCCTCAGACAAATCACCCATCTTTACCCAACCATTCGGAGTCAAGATATTGGATGTCAATGGTTGCGCTTTACTGGCCTTACGTTCGTAGTCCGTAACCTCTTCCATTGGCTTCTTGAAGATAAGAGATGCAATGTATCGGTGCATGTCTTTCTCATAGAGAGCAGCGATAAGTCTCTTGTCACCGGAGAATGCAGCGATAGCACGGATTTCAGCTTGTGAAAGGTCAAACTCGACAAACTCATAACCCTCACGAGGAATCATTTGTCCACGAATATACTTCACAAAGTTCTGGCAATTCGGCTTGCTGTTATGGTTTACAAACCCTTGTGCAACATAACTATGACATCCTTCAACTGCAACGTCCCAGGGAATGCCTACGTACTCTTTTTCAATCCGATCTACTTCCACCAAACTGAATTCACCATTCTTATATGTGTATAGGAGTGTTGAACCAGGCACTAATTGGTTGCAATCCTTCCAACCTCTTTCTGTGTAGAATCTATGGCTCTCAGTACATACGATACTATCACCATTAGCATTGATCACTCTGTAGAACATTGCTTGTGGTTTTGTATAGGCATCAGATTCACAAGCATGGTAAAGTCCATCATGTCCTAGCACCATGTCGCCAATCTTCAAATCCTCAATGTTCTTAGCCCCATCAATGGTGTTAACAACTGTACCAAGCTGAACGCAAGAACTCACACGGCCCGTATTCGTGCCAATAGCATTAAGTCTGTAGCGAAGAATACCATCAGCGTCCAGCTTATTGTAAATCGAGTCCACAAACGTTGACTTCAACTTGTACGCACGTCTGTACATCAGAATGTACTTCAGCAACTCCATTGGCTTTTCGGCGTAAAGATTGTTCAGCACACCAGCAGTCACAGATGGCTTACCATTCTTAGTGAACAATTTTGGTACGTAGAATCCGTGCAGGTATTGGTCTTGCATCGAAGTGGTGTATGGTATACCAGCATCGCCATGTACAACGTTGAATGCGTGTTTGATCTTCGCATCAATGGCTGTGATGTCCATAGCACCAGAATCAACTAATGCCTTAACCTTCTCTGTTTGCGAGTAGAACTCTGCGTTGAAGTCTGCGATAATTGCTTTGTGCTTCTTGCTCACACGCTCATTCACTGGAACAATCGCTGGCATAGCAGTCGGCTTACCGTACAGAATTTTCGCAAGGTTATCCCCAGAGTTAAGTACAAACTTGCCATCCGACACATTCAACTCCAATACTCTAATGTCCTCGAATAGTTCATCAAGTTCTTTAAGGCAAAGATTCTTCGATGATTCAATTAACTCACCTAGCTCGGCACTGATTTCTCTGTTAGCTTTAACGTCGCACTGGAATCCACGAAGCTCGGACTTCATAAACATCTTAGCGATTCGGTGTCTTAGCTTCTGCGAGTTTTCGAGTTTGTACTTCTTGACCAGCGGCTTTAGAACCTTGATAACTTCAACGGTGAAGTATGCGTCGTAAGCATTGTACAGGCGAAGATCATCGTAAGGAACCAATGCCCATGCCGCTGTCTTCTTATCGAGAGTCTTAGGCCAAGTCAGCTTTTCCTTGCCGCTCTTCAAAATTTCAACTTGTGCTTCTTGACCAAATCTTTCGAGAGTTCTGAAGTCGTCTGGGTGTACTAGATTCTTTCCTCGTCTAGCTGAGATAGCCTTAACGTGTTCATCAACGGGGCCATCATAGTTTGGATAGCCAAGCCTTCGGAACGCAGCTTCTTTGAGTCCGTTATAAGTTCTGTTGTCAACTCCCCACTCATAAAGCATTCCATCTTCGTCAGAGCCTTCCCACTCTTCGTCATCGAAGTAGTTGTGCTGAGCTACAGCATCATCGAAGCCCATATTCCAGGCCAGCAACTTGAAATTATCTTTTGCATTCGAGAAGAACACTTTGAATGCTTTCCCCATCTTCTTCAAATGGTCTTCTGAGAATCTAGGAACTAATAGATCATAAGCTCCCCAGAAGTAAACGATTGGCACACCATCGTCATTCTTTCTTCCTGTGTAGAACGAGGCTGTTACAGCCGTTGCAATATGCTTCTCACCAGTATCAGTTTCAAAGTCATATCCACAGATACCTTCTTCCGCCGCTTCGAGGAACATATTTCGCACGTCATCAGGAGTTTCCAAATCCCTAATGTCAAGTTCTGGCAAGTTATAGTCAAATCCTCTTAGAGCGTTTACTGCGTTGCGAACGTCGATACTTACATCATCTGCCTCATCAGGAGTCTGCATGATAAAGTAAACATTGATTGTTGGGAAGATCGGTACGCCTGGATAGTCTTCAGAGCTACAGTTTGATCCACGAACTAAGTTAACGCCTGCAATGTCTTTGAGTACGCCTACAGCATACGAAGCATCGTTACCCATCGGTACGATCAATCTTCGCTTGTGTGATTTGATGAACGGCTTTAACCAGCTATCAACATAGCGGTCAGCATTTGCTTTTGTTGATACAATTTTATTGTCTGTGTTGTACACACATGTGATGCAAACATCATCTCTGCTGATCCCTCTGCTTTCAAAGATAGATAAGATAGCGTCTCGTTCTTGTCCAGAAGCAAGTTCACCTTTCTTAATGTCTGCGTAGTTTGGTTGTGTTAAGACGACAATTACGGGAGCGTCAACCCTTCCTATAGTGTATATCATGTTACTTCTCTGGCATGTTCTTTACTACCACGTTGCCAAATATACCAGAAGTTAGCAACATGTACACCCCCATACAAAGTCGTTCGTAATCAACAACTTTTACATCTTGGGATGAAGTCTGTGGAGCGTCAAGCTGCGAGTGTGAAGGTCTATGAACAGCCCCAACCTGCAATCGAATCCAAGCACCATGACTCTTCAGGGTATTCTTGGCGTGTTTCAAAGCATAAGAAATCATTGACTTCTGCTCTAAATATTCTTTGCTTCCTACTTCGCATTTGTTGAATAGCTGAATGGTTTGCAAGTGAGCATGTGCTTCGCTGAAACTCACACGGTTCTTACCAGCATGTTTTGATCCGATCAGCTTTACAATCTCAAAAGGAATCATTCCCTGAGCAGTGATTGGATCAATCTTTGTCTGCCTATCTTCATAGCGAACCACCGTACCCATGATAGGCACACCAAACTTTTCACGTACAATATCTCGCACGTCTCCAATTTGGTGATGGATATTGGTACTCAGAACCAACTTACAACGAGTCACGGTAGTATTTGGTTGCCCTGGGTTAATCGTGGTATGGTCTTGCGCTTCGTAGCAAATCATCTCCTCACCCTCTACAGGCAGGATCAACCAGTCTTTAGGTCTCAGGTCAACGTCGGAAATATCCTGGTGACTTGTGTACCGTCCAAAAACTTCAGCTACATCGTAATTCGTACTCATTCGTCTCCGAGAAGCAATCCAAGATCAGCTAACCTACTCGATGTGCTTGATTTTCCAAGTATCTTTGCGGCCTCTGATTTGTTGTCCTTCACTGCTTCAATGGTATTATACCCTTCCGCTACTAGCTTTTTGGCTTCCTTCGCAGTCAGTTTGTGCGACTTCAAGATAGCCTCGCTCATTCCAAGTTTCATTTGAATGCGTACGAACAAAGCTCTCAGCAAGGAATCGTCCTGCTCATACCACTTCTCGCTTTCCTTAGAAGCTCTCACAACTGCCTCGCCAATTCGCATGGAGTCTTGCCACACTTGGAAGTTTGCTGTTGTGAAGTAGTACAACGGGTCTTTACCTTTTAACCTGGCATAAGTTGCAGAAGCGTGTGCAAGATATTCGTCTGGGCATCTACCAACCAATTCAGGCGGAGCATTTCTCTTCTGATCCTTACCGATATACGAAGCTCTGTACGCACTGCAACACGAGAATGCCATAGCCAGATCAACGTCTGTCGGACTTGCAAGTGATAGATAGGTCTTAAAGTTCTTCAAAATATCTGCAAAGTGATAGGGGTCTACCATTTGCTGTACTGAGATTTTACCACGATTCGTAAGAGTCAACCAACCTTTAGGGTCTTTAGCACCAATCATGCCGCAAGCTCTCATGTGAAGTAACAACTTTGATCTAACATCCGAAGCGTTGAAGTCGTCAACCTTTAGTATCCTATTCTGTGCGTAAAGGAATGTCCTCTCAAACCACACTTCAATATCATTCTCATGCTTGATCGTACCCATGTGAATTGCTCCTAGGAAGTGAGTAGCCAGAATTGATGGTTCGTGCAATGTAGAAACAATTCGTTCACCTTGAGCTAGACGATCCCTGTGGAAGTTGTAGTTACCAGAGTTGGTTAGCAGATAACAGTAGCCAGCTTCATCGAGTCCTTTTCGACCTGCTCTACCCATTGCCTGGTGCAAGGTATACACCGGAACGGGCTTCTGAGCGACTTCTAGGGCCGTCAAGATCAAATTGGGTGTTGGCATGTTTACACCAGTCATAAGCGTCTGTGTGCAGATCACACCGTCATAGCTCTTATTTCGGATCGCTCTCTCAACATCCTTTCTGGTTGTTCTATCGAGGTCAGCATTGTGCAGGGCAAAGTTGTATCCAGCTTCTTGTAGTTCCTTATGGATAGCCTTACCGAATGCTTTCTTAAACACACAGATCATCCACTTCTCATCGGGCTTAGAACTCACTAGCTTCTTAATCTCCACGATCTTTGCAGATTCAACATCGTTGACCTTACCACTGAGCGGAGAGTAAACTACGAACTTGGTTTCAACTGGAACTGCTCGGTAGTCGCTGAGAATTAACTTACAAGGTTTGTTACCAATGTTATCGAACCATGCTTGAAATTCATTTGCGTTTGGGATAGTTCCAGATAACGCAACATGTTGAATCTCTGGATAGTGACTTGCGAGTTCTGCTACAGCAATCTCGTAGTTACCGCCACGGCTTTCTTCAGCTACCAAGTGAATTTCATCCCAAACTACCAGGCCAATGTTATCGAGGAATTTCGATTTGTCAGACGTGTGGTTGCGCAACCTAGCCAAAAGCGATTCAGGTGTAGCCATAATGATCTTTGCTTTCTGCAATTCTCTAACGGCTGCATCATCCAGAACAAAATCTCCAGTCAAAGTAAACATAGGATACTCAGCCCAGGGATGTCCTTCCTCGGAAACAGATTCCAGCTTCTCATCCACAAGTGCCTTAGTGATACCGACATACACCACTGACTTGCCACGCTCTAAGTGCTGGTGTCCAAACATGGTTAGTGCTGTAGACTTACCGCTCCCCGTTGGTGATCCGATTACCAGATTGTAGCTGCTGTCTTCGATGTACGGAACCAATAGTTCCTGCATCTCATTTAGTTCTCTCCCTTCTGGGAATCCTGTGTATTTTCTATCAATTATCATTTTCGAGTTTCCTAATAAATTGTTCAATGGTCATGTATGCGCCCTGCTTAAACAGAATGTCAAACTTTGCCAGGTTGTCCCGTAGAACCCTTGGCTTCTTCTTTTGTAAATCTCTAATCCTATCAATAATTTCTAATACATGGCTTTCACTGTATGGTGTTGATTGCTTCTCTGCTTTCCTTGCTGTATCCATCAAAGTCTGAAACAGGAATGTCTCATTAGCGACTTCGGTGCAGGCTATTCTTTGTGCTTCGACAAATCCGCAACCGTATCTTGTGCGAACCAAATCAATTACATCACCCCACTCAGGATGACAAGAATAACAAATCCACTTCTGCGTTAACGGGAATATTACAAAACTTGGATTCCTGTCATTGTGAAATGGACACTTGCCTGTGTAAAATGGTTTATCAGATTCACTGTATACCAATTCCACTTCAGGAAGTATCTTCTCAAAAACTTCTAAAATGTCTCTCTTAACGTATGGCATTAGTCTTCAAACTGAATATGATCGTCACTTGGTTCCAGATCAACTGACCCAAATATTGTACTACTTTCTTTTCTGTCAGCGGAAGGTATCGGTGCCGCTGAAGTAGTTCCGTACCATTCTGTAACAGATGACGTTGCGAACTCCATAGCCAGAGACAATACGATTTCTTTGCTCTTCACACCGTTTCTGTTTCGAGTCACCTTCCAGTCCAGCTTACCCGGTCTACCGATCCAGTCATCATCTTTGTTGCTAGGCGGAACGTACGGGTGCGCATCGTCGAACTCACCAACCAAAATGATGTCTGCCTTTCTGTCCATGAATTGGTATTGTACTTTATCCTGCCGATTCAAGTGGACTGCTGTGAGAACTGGAACCTCAAAATACTTGCCGATGTTGTCAACGAGTTCATCGCACAGGTCTGACTGGGCAGCGGTGCTGTCATTAAACTTTGACTTGCTTGGCCTCATCTTATCGAAGTAGTCAATCATCACTAGCCGAGGAGAATCATCACCGAATGCCTGCTCGATTTCAGCACGAAGAAGTGTAGGAGTTGCACACCTGCTATTCTGTACGAAAAGCATCTTCTTCGATTGTTCACTAGCGCGAATTCTGAGCATTGATGCGTCAAGAAGTTTCATTTCAACTTCCGTGAGTGCCATAGCTTCTATCTTCCTAGACGGTACGCCGCTCATGCTAGACGCTAATCGCTGCATCAATGGGCCGTTAAGCATTTCTAATTCTGCGCAAACAGTAGCGTATCCAGCTTGACTCGCATACCAAGCAATTTCGTGGAGTAAGAATGACTTACCAACGTTGTGACTTGCTGCAAGAACAACTAACTCACCAGGCCGCATACCCCCAAGAGTCCTATTCCAAGATTGGAAAGGAAACGGAACCATGTTTTCGATGAATGGTTTACCCTCCAATAGCTTAGCCCGGTAGTTGTCGATCATGTCGCCAAGCCAGAGCGTTTCAGAGCCTTTAGTGTGGTTGCTCGATACCGAAGTGCTTAGATGGATTATATCGCGTGTGGCTTGCTTCAGCGCGGCAACAGGGCTATCTCCCATGTTGGACAGCAACTTCTGACTGAACTGCGTAAGAGAAGACCTGGTATAAGATTCCCTTACCTGCATTTTCAGGTAGTCAACTTCGTCTGGAGCTACATCAAGCTCGATAATGAAAGCTATTAAATCGCTAACCTTTTGTTTCTTAACAATGTCAATCGCAGAAAGTTTCTGCACCTCAAGGTTAATGATTTCAGGACTTGCCAATCTACCGAAAGCATCAAAGTACGCTTTGCAAACATCGAAAACAATAGAGGCAGCGTTTGAAACGTCAAATGCTTGTCGGTCAAAACTATAGTCAGCAAACCAAACCGTGCTTACTTCACTTCCGAATATCTTTCTTGCCGCGATTGTGCTGTCGCAATCTGGACTTACTCGCATGAGAAGATATAGTAACCTGGCTTTGCTTTCTTCAATCATTCCTTAACAAACTCCAACTTGCTACTTCTTTAACCAACAAGTCTTCTGAACCAGTGTGCGTTTGTGTTGCACCACTGGTCAGAGTAGCAATTACAGGCTTACGGGCAGCGATCCTATCTAGGATAGCATTAAACAACTTTTCTTTCTGAGTTGGCTTACCATCAACACTGTTAACCCTATCCAATATCAATAAATCATAACCTTCCGTAATACCGCTCAACTCTTCGTCTGAAACATATCCAGATGCAAGCAGAACACTTGGTACGATGTACCTTACCGTGTAGTTTGCACGTACGGCGTGTACAGCTACTCCCCACATGTATTTGGTGTTCGATAGGCTAAATTCTGCTTGCAGGAATGACGGCTTCCGTTCTCCTGCTAAAATTATACCAGACGAAAGATCAACCGACAATGCTTCGTAGTGTGGGCATTCTTGATAGAAGCTAGCAGGTATTCCAGATGTTGCAAGTCTATCATTCAACATGCCTGCAGCATCTTTCTGGTTACGTTTGTGGCAGGCCGATGGATACAAATAGGCTTGCTTCAGAGAATCCCATTTCTGCCTGTTTAGTCTTGACCGTATCCCAGAGCATAACATTTCTGAGTCAGAAAGTTCACAGCATCTTGCACACAGCTTATCAGCTTCCCGCAGAGTCTCCAAACTAATCTTGTTGAAAAGCTCTTCCCTAACTTCTTCTGGCTCAGCACTAAGAAGCTCTTCGAGGTCGCATGAATCAAACACTAGGAAATCTCCGCTAACAGCTTGGCGTAGTCCTCATCCAATGACGTTGCTTCATTTAACTTTCTGAGTGTTTCGGAAATTCCATACATCTCGATCAGAGTCTTGTTCTGCTTCTTCCACTCCTCGAAAGGTCTAGCCGCATACATCAGAAGTTCTAGGTTGCCCATCTGCTTAGGTTCTTTAACTCCAAGCGGATTAACAATGTAGTGATAATCTATCAAATGGTACAGATCAGTGTTGTCGTATCCGTATGCACTTTTGATGATTAGGACTTTTGTGTTGAAGGTCTTGTACCTAGCAGCAACACTCCCACGCATCAAGTTGTCCATCGGAATACCAGTGGAGCCACTGTACCATGCGTACCATCTTGCGAAAACTGATTTAGAGTTTAATTTCATCTGTTGTGTGTGTCTGGTAATTCTACCACTTTATTATCGGGGTGCTGGGCAGCGATTCCTTTGTAGAATGCTTTTGTCGAAGTCGAATGTCCGATCAAATAGTCAGCACGGTCAATTGGGTAATACACGAATCCTCTAGTCTTAGTATACCTGCCCGTGCGAAGAACCTTGTCACACGATCTGGTTGCACGAAGTCGCTGCTCTGCCTTAACTGTACTCTTACCGCCAGCTACAAGAGCCACAGCATCCAAGGAAGGAATGTTTACAGCCTCATCGAAGAGTGTACTGATGACACAATCTATCTCCCTATGTTTCAGTTGATCTAAGATTTGTTCCCTTAGCTTTGCTGGAGTCTTTCCGTGAAGTATAACTGAGTCAGGTATAATCTTCGCCAGCACTTCGGCATGTTCAATTACCTTGACCACACAAACCACCGTTCGATTGTTTTCTCGACACGCTTCCACAAATTTCAATATCTGCTTATTCCTACCAGTTGATCCATTCACAATGTAGTCCCTGTAGACTTGCTGCATTTCCTGCAGTCTTTTGTTTTGTGATCTATTTTGGTTGGAGCCATCTGATGTGAAACCGTAGTTCTTAGGTTTCACGGGATCAAAGAAGAACGTAGTAGGTACAATGGTTCCCAAGTCAATTTGAGTCTTGTACTGAATCGAGTGTACCACCGGGCCGAATAGCTTGTTTAGTGCGTAGTCAAGTTCACAGTCTCTTCGGTATGTAGCTGTAACGCCGTGGAAGAATCTCGAAGCCTTTGCGTGTTGGATTGCCTTCAGATAGCTGTCTGCCACACCGTGATGGCATTCATCAATGATTACGCATTCCACGGACATCCACCAATCGGTTATCTCCTTATCGACTCCGAGTTTCTTGTTCAAGGTTTGGATCGTTACAACTGTAACATCTTGCAAGTCTTTCTTACCATTGCCGAGAACTCCAACATTTTTGATGTCTGTAAAGTTCTTGAAGGCATCCAGAGCCTGATCCATGACTTCTCTTTGCTGAACAACGATAGCCGTCTTCACACCGTAGGCACAGGTGATTCCAGCCATACACACAGTCTTACCGCTGCCAGGAGGGGCAACCAGCACACCAAACCCCGCTTCGGACATCTTATCAACTGATTCTAGGTTTTCTGGGAATACATCTTCTCGTAGGAATGTGTGTTTGTCAGGGTTGCGTACCTTTGTACTGGAGTCATCAATCTCTGGTACAATGCCTTCGCGCTTTAGGAGAACTAGCAAATCATCTACTACACCACGGTAGCAAACTCCGTTCGAGTACATCTGGAAACAATCGCCAAGATTATCTCCAGGGTAATATGCCAAGCTATCAGCGAGTCTTATATGCTCTTCGAGCGTAAGATCACCTGTTAGTTTCGCGTAAGTTCCTCGTATGGATAGCCTATACGACATTAACCACCGTAGAACCGGATACTACCAAAGTTGCACCACCCTCGATGCTGCTCTTAGCGTACAAACTTTGTCCTTCTTCTAGTACCCAAGGCTTGCTAATCAACTCAACATCTGTGTCCACAGTTCGTACTCGCCTCATAACCCTATTTGAGTCGTCCACTCCAGCATCCCCTACCTTAACCAACCATAACTCAAACGTGACGGTAGCCCCAGCATCAGGGTTTACGTGTACGATGAATGACCCCACGATTGCCTGCTGGTCTGCTGGAACGGTGTATATTTCTACAGGAGTAATTCCGATTGCCCCTGTGAAAAGTTGTTTTACTTGTGCGTGTTGATAGCTCATTTTCAGTTATTATGCCAGAAATAGGCACTGTTTGTTGGAGAAATTACGATTGCTGCATCGAAGTCAGGGTCTTCTACGAAGAAAATTGGGGCATGTGCGTTGATAACATCTGTATTGTAAGCAACCTTGTTCACTGGAATTTCTGGCCCACCTCGAACAATGATTTCGTCTTCGAGAAGTAATGTAACTTTTTCTTTTTCAGGGCTGTCGTCTGCGACTGTACCTGCAACAATAGCCACTTGAGTTCTGGTAGTAGGTATCACAGTTATAGGTCTGCCAAACGCAGTGTTTGCACTATCTTGAAATACAAAATCATCTACCGGATTCAGCTTTCGCAAATCCCTGTAAGATTGTTGTCGTTGAATATTATTGACGATCTTTTTGGCAAGTCGCTCAATAATTCTTCTTTCGTTCTCTCCTGTTTTTCTTATCATGGTGCTGGAAGTATTGTCACGAAAGCTGTGCTTTCTGAACCTGCATATCGTGCGTAAAGTGTGACGCCTACGTTTCTAGTGACTCTCATGTGGTTCAAATAAAATTGTACCGCATCATCACCCTCTGGGATAAATACCCTTGCTGGAACATTTGAGAATCCAAATGCTGGCCCGGAATCTTGCGAGAATTCAATCTCACATCCACCAAGCGGAGCATCGTTCTGTAATCTTACCGTAACCAGCACAGGCCCGGTGCTACCACCGAGAACAATGTTTGGACTAGCCGTAAGTGGGCCTAGGACATTGTACCCTACCTTAAATATCGCTGTGTAGATTTGTGTGTGGCATCTTACTCTGACTTTGATCTTTTCACCAGGAGCAACACTCGATCCAACCGCTACATTGAATGTAACCGTTGAAGCTCCACCAAGAACAGAAACCGTAGCTGGACATGTACATAGTGCATTGTCACAATCAGTGGTTAGCGTAACTGCACCAACCTCGTTCATAGTAACGGTTAGCTGAACGTTGTCACCAGGCTTAATGCTGGCGGTATTTACTACAACACTTTCAATTACTTTTGTCATGTTAGTTCTCCACGATGTCGTAGTCTACGAGTTGCAGACGTGTGCTTAGGTCAGATACGCTAGCTGAAGCAATGACTAAGTATCGCTTGCGCAATCCAGTAGCAGGGTTGATCAAACTTACCCTATCCCCAGCAGAAACGAATGGGTGATAAACGTTAGCAGAGTAAGGAGTAAAGTCAATGTATCTTTCCCTAAGTAGGTTTGCAGCATGGCTCTTAGCCTTATCGTACGTATCAATGTACAGGTTCTCTGGTTCCACGCTAGTTCTACGTCGAAGTCTTGTGTTGAGTTCTCGGTAGTATGGCGTACCAAACTCTCCATCCACTCCGAGTTCTGCGGTTGCATAGATTCTTTGTGATGTGTAGATTTTGATTTCAGACAAAACAACACGAGCGCAGGCATTTGAATCCCCACCCTGAATTGGATACCTGAAGTGTGCTTGCACAACATCAAACCTGATGAACCTAGCCTTGACAGGTTTTTGCTCCACGAAGTCTGAAGAAGATATTGTGTTCTCTCCTTCCTTGACTGTGAATTCATCCACTAGAAGTTTCCAACCTTTATCCGTAGCACGAGGGAAGTAATCAGTGTTATCCTGGCTTGGCGATTCTGGAGGCAACTTGCCATTGTCAGCGGTGTAATCCGATTCAGACATGTAGTATATCTTCATTGTCTGATTGATAGGGTTAGAGCCAACTTCGTAGAAGTGGTTGAAATGCACCATCTCAAACTCCTCGATAGAAATTTGCGTACCGTTTGCCGATCTACCAATGTCTACAGCGCACAAAGGAATATTGGAAAAGTCCCAACGCTTAACGCTGCCTTGTGATCCAAACTTGCTGAGGATAACACCATAGTGTCTATTGATGCTTGGTGATCCGTAGTTCCAGCTTGCACCAGTTGGTAATGGAGTTTTAGCGTTGCCATCAAAAACTTGTGCTACGTAGGCATCTGCTGCAGACTGCGTTAAAGATTTCCCAGTAGCAGATGTTCTAGTATCTGCATATCCGTTCAATTGGTATGCTCTAATAGCTGCTGTACCACCACCCGTAACACCTTTACCAACATTGATTCTATCCGTAGACTGCCCGGTAACAATGATTCGAGTAGCAATACCAAAGTCTGATGTGTCAGAGTTAATATCGACTACCGCATCGAGTTCGTAATCTACTGGCCTATCTGCTGTCAAACCGATCAACCTTCCGCGAACTACACCAGTGTTATCTACATACAGTCTGTAGTCAGGCGGAGCATAACCTCGAATTAACTCCAAAACTTCCAAATGTGTTTGAGCGTCTTCAATTGTTGTTATCAGTGGCTCTACCGATGCTGCTAGCTCGATAGGGCATGGTTCCAAATCCATGTAGAATGGTTTTGTTGGATCAACTTCTTGAAAGCCTCTGCTAGCGAGAATGCGGCGCATTACAGTGTCGGGGGCATTGTAGTCCCCAATCGTCACCACATCGCCCTCTACGACGCCCTCAGCCCTTGGATTGACCATGTATCCGTTAGCATCCAGCAGCACGATAAGCTGGTAGTCTTCAAAGTACAAAGTGACCTTTATACTATCCACATCCACAACTTTTGCTTGTGTAGCATAGGTGCTAGAACCTTTGGCTTGTACAGCGAAGAAAACTTGCATACCTGAAAGCCATGTGTTTAGTTCGCCTACGGTTGGGGTACCTAATCCCCATGTGTCTAATTCATTCCCGTAAACGACATCCAAATAATCAGTGGAGGCAATCCACTGTCCGGGTCTTGCCCTGTTTGCACTCCAAGCTGGCACAGCTTGTGTACCATTCTTACTAATACGAACCTCTAAGTCGCTTACTGGCCTATTTGCGTCTGAATCGGTTGATGAACCAACATCAGTTTTTCTGCGTACAGTTACTTCAATGCCCTTCAGCTTAGCAGTTCTAGGTACATCATCTACAGTCAAACTTGTAAGTAGGTTAGGCAAAGTGAAAGTGTAAGCATTAAGGAAGCTAGAATTTATAACACTAGCACCACTTGGTACGTTAAATGCCCATCTCCAGGCATCGCCTGACGCCGACCATGATCCAGTTGATCCTGCCCTGGCTGCGTTTCTGTAATCTCCAAACTCACCTTGATTACCGGAGCTAACTAGATTGTTTGTTGCACCATACTGTACAGCCTTAAATCGCTTTCCTTTGGCTAGACCAGATTTGAAAGTGACAGTCTTACCATCGGCAAAACTCTGCAATCTCGATGTCTCTATGTACCACCTGTCCTTATTGAACTTAATCGAAGTGATAGCCACATTGTCATCCACATCTTGCGGTGTTACCCACTTGTGAAACTCAGCGTATACCTTTTGTGGGTTCCCGATTCCATTTTCTGAAAACTTATCGGCAAAATAATCAGAATCGAATTGGAACGCACCGCTGCCGCCCTGAACTCGTACCGATCCGTTAGCTCCCTTGATAGGAATGACTTCGTTCGCACTGAATGGGCCGCCATTCGCTTCATCTCCCATGTTAGAGAATTCTGTTACATAAATGGTTGGCTTAGGGTACGGTGCAATATTGTACAGCGGCGCACCTGGATTGTTGATGTCAGGGGCTTCAAACTGTAAGTAATCTCCAAAGTCTTGCGGCCCTGTAAGTTGCATCTTGCTGTAGTAAACCTTATCCGGTTCAAACCTATCTACGCAAGCATCCAGAGTCAGAAGTTTCATCAAACCTCGAAGTACGACAGTCACAACACTTCTGCCCTCGATAGCTGAGTACGATTCTGCAGGAACTCCATCACTAAGGAAATGTCCTAAACTAACCCAACCACTATCGTAACCAGTTTCTACGTTATGCAATCTATGCTCAATCTTAATGTAAGTATTGGCTCTGAACTTGCGCATTACATCCGTAGGATTTTCTTCTCCAGGGTAAATGTTCAAGGTCAACGTTTCGATTACATTACTAATGTCTCTCTCTACTGCATAGCTTGGATCAACATACTTTGTAACGTCTTCCTCATTTTGCAAGACACTATATTCGCTTTGGCTAAGTCTGTAAGGCGCACCGCCATCAATAATTGGAACACCGTTAAATGTGTAGCTATAGAATGATCCATACTTACCAACCCTAAACAGCTTTGATACTTCCCCAGAAGTAAGTGCTTTGCTGTACGTGGCAAGCTCGTCCACCGCGCAATCATCACCTGTAATCTGATTAGTGTTTGGGCCAAGTGAATATCGGTATTGTGGGTAAGTAGCATCAATCAAAAAGTTAGTAGTGGTCAACGCTAGCGTTCCATTGATGTATATAGCTAGCTGCCCATCGTCAGTGATCGTCACAGCAACATGCGTCCACTGGTTCACAGTCATCTGCGAAACTGCTGAATTCGTATTTGTGATTTGGTTGGAGCCTTTGTAAACATCAAGGTACCCGCCTCGCTCAACAAGGGAAAACAGTTCTTCAAAATTCGGATTTGCTGCCCTCTTTCCAAATAATCTAAAAATACTATTTATCGGTGCTAAAGGCCCACCGCCAGTGCTACCGAAAGCAAAAGGTTTGAACCACATAGACATACTAAACGCACCATAGATTCCTTGGCGTGTCGGTGTACCTATCGTAAAATTATTTACTTGTCCAGTACCAGCCGCATTATTTGCAAGACCCTTCGAGTACCCGGTCACTGTCTCTGCTCGTGGGTTGATAGCGGAAGTCTGCACTGCTGACGTACCCGATCCAAAAACCATAGACTGTCTGCCAGCCATTTCATTTACTACCGTGGTTCCGCTGACTAAAGCATCAAATTTATAGTAGTCTAGCGGCGAAGTGGACAGCACGGTATCTTTGTACTGCGCAGGAGTTTGCTCAGACAAATTAACACCAGTAGTATCGAACTCTTGTGAAGGATCGAGATATGTGTTCTGGTATCCTAAGTTGTGAATTGTTACAGCGGTTTCTTTGTTGAAACCGAACATGTGTAACGAAATCTCATCAAGCTGCCCGACCCACTTGTTAACAAATGATCCACCGGAGTTTCTTGCTGTTGCAATGTACATAGGTGACGTATCAGAATTGCTAGGTGCGTATGCTGCACTAACATCTCCGTAAACAAGTACACCGTTTAGATAGCAGGATAACTTCCAATCTGCTCCAGAAGGGATCACACAAACGATTAAACTATTCCAATCGGAAAGATTTGCTTTGATACCTAATGTTCTTCGTACGCCACTTGCGAAAAGAAGATAAGGAAAATCATTGTTACCAACACCAACAGTGATATTAACGTTAGGGTTACCAGCCACACTCGCCTTCGATACGATGGTTTGGTCGCCTGTCTTTCCTGTCGTGTATTTGAACCAAGCAACTAATGAATAACCATTTTCTCTTATTGTTGTCTCTGCAACGGATGCGCTGCTCTGGCTGTACTTAGTACCATTATACTCAGCAGCAAAGTCTGATGTGTCAACATGGGCAGCTACAAGTGTTGGTGCGCCTACAGGATTGGTTAGTGTAGCGTCTGTTCTGTGTCCAGAATTAGTGAAGTCTTTGAATTTGTAGTAATACGCGGGTATCAAAGATTGAATGAACTTTCTGTAAGTGACTACTCCTGTTGGAACACCCCACTCAACATCGTATCTTGTCACTCTGCGAGTAACGTGAAAACCACTACCCGACTCGATGGCATCTTTAATACTAATCATAAACTTTCAATCACTACAGTACCCGAGTAATATTCTTGGGCCAAATCATTTGGTGACATCATAATCTGCACCACTTTGAAGTTACCGACGAATTTGTACCTAATGTGAACTTGTGTTGAGTCAGTCAGGCTTATGCTCGGGTCTGTAAGAGTTATTATACCTGATTCCTCGTCAATCGCAATTGTTCCAGTCCAGTATTCCCCACCCACAATAACATCTTCTAGCTGCCACGATCCGCCTACGCCTTCTACCCAATTATGAGGCTTGATAGGGTGCGTAGGAGTAGCGTACACGCCATCCTCGATCTTGATGCACCTTCCATAGTCCCTAGCGAGTGGATCGTCTATTCTGCAGACGAATGACTTTTGCGTTGTGTAAAGCATCATCAGCTTATTATACATCGCTGCATCCAGTGGAGCATCCTGGGCATCCCATGTGAGTGTGTAGGAAACCACCCTCACGCATGAGTATTTGTTTGTGGCGTCAACGTTTACCGTAGTGTGATTCCTGCCAAGGAAAGTCGTGAACCTATTTACCGCTAGTCCGTAGTCAGACCAGTTTGGTTGAATAACTGCTGGCTCATACGAACACACAACAGAGTCAAACGTAATCATTAGCAGCACCCCACGACATAGTATATTCTTAGTTCCACATTTCGCACTTTCAAAACCTCACCAGAACCCAAAGCATCACCAGTAATGACAACACCAATGTTTGGCAGATCAGCTTTGTCTACAGTGCTTGACACTCCCCACATATCGAGTTGTCCACCCAATGTAAAGTTTGTCATAGCTGACGTTAATACAGCACTCTTAGCAGTGAACACTGGTGCGCCTGCTGCTCCTCTGTACAAATTTACTGATACAGTTCTATTCGAGCTACATGATAATTCCAAGTCGAGTTCAAATCCAACAACAGTAGCGTAGTCTGGTAGCGAATCAAGTACAGCACCGTTTATTAAGATGTTTAACGCACCAGGGCCAGTGACTGTGTATGCTGGCGTAGTTGTTACCAGTGCTGGTTCACCACGAATAATAGGTATGTCTACGCTTGCACCGCTGCCCCCACCTTGATTGGTATAGGTTCCTAGCCTAAACAAGTCTGTCTGACATATTGGCCTGTGCAGAACTTCAACTTCAAATTCATTGATTTCTGAAACTAACCTAGCTTTGTATTCCTGTGTTGTGTTGATGCTTGCCCATCTGTCATACACAGGAGAAGTTGTACCATGAGGGATAATATCAACCCTAGAAGCTAGCGAGAACACGCCTCTTGTCTCATCAATCAAACCATTGATTGTGTAAGAGTTTGTGTATTCTAAAGCATACAAGGTCGCTGCCGATCCTAAAACGGTTGTGACATCTACATTAGGAGTTGGAAGGTCAATAAAATCAGAGTAACCACTCAAACCTGATCCAGTTGTGGCGTGGTTCGTTCTCGATGTAACTTTGTGCGTGACGTAGATAGAACTTAAACCAGCTTCAGCCGCACTGAAGTTTGGATTTTGGTACACCACTCTGTAGGTTATATCCGCGCTGCTATCTGCGTAGACGTAACCAGTTGCTGGTGTCGTTATGGCAGTTGGTGTGAGAGTCAAATCAAAAGGCGCAGTTATGGTTCCAACTGCAGTTGTATCATTGTTAGTTCCGATAGCCGTAGCCGTAGGTGATCCACCGCTGTCTCTAACATTTTTAGTCCCACTTGTGATGATATTGAGATAGTATTTCGGTTTGATACCAGAGGCTGAGCCAGTCATCTGAACAACAGCGGAGAACTCCAAACCTTGCTTAATTTGCGCAGTGGTTAATGTTCTGAAAGGTGTTGTGTACAAGATGTCACATCCACCAAACACAGGCGTACCATTTGCCGTGTTAACATTTGCTAACGCAATATCTTGCCTATTGTTGTTGAGGTTATCTTTATTTAGCGACAAGTATGCTCCACCAGTAGCTACAAATCTCATACCAACAGTAGCGTAAACCTTATCGTTCGTGGTAGCATAACTTGCTAACGATGCTTTTAGGCTTGTTACGCGAATACCCATCACCAAATTAGAGGAAGGAATAGAGGACAAGTCCACCGTGTAGGCACCGTTCACGTTTGTGAAATTTTGCGTGTAGCTTGTTCGGATTATAGTATTGTCTGACTGTCTGAATTTAGACGAAGTACAAGGCACACAAATTCTTTCCACGTTGTCTTCAGTGTTCTCAACGTATGCTGTAAGGCACTGCAAAGTATCGCTTTTTACATCTGGGCCAAACCAATTAACTTCATCACCGCACTTGTATTGCTCACTAATGTATTGTCCATACTCTGCAACTTGCTTAGGTGCTTTGATTTGTTCAAGAACAATCGAGCCTTGGTAAAGTCCGCCATTGTCCGTGATCGGTTGCATGTCTACATTGACAACACGAGCAAACATTCTCCATACGTATGTTACAGTTACTACACCTACAGGAGCAGCGTTAAATCTGATGATCCCTCTCTCGTAGTCTAACCTATAAGGATTAGTCGCCCAGTCTAACTCCACATCATCAATTTTGATTTTAATAGCAACTTTCTCATCGGTTGTGATGTCTGTAGCATCCGAAGAATATGCCAGTGGATAGGTAGGCAGAATGTATACCTTTGAATCGGTTGGGCTTGGAGATACCACAACATCCGTTCTGGACATCTCAGAATCGTACTGTACCCAAACACCTTTCTGCGTTCTGTAAAGAGCGATAAGGTGATCGTACATTGTTTCCGTGATGAAGTCATCCCATTTGAACCGCATTACCTGCGCGAAAGCATAACTACCTGCTGGATAGATGCTAGTTGAAGTTCTCCACTCAAGTACATCGAACGGCTTCACGAAGCTAACTGCCCTAGACATATCAGCCGTAAGAACACTCTGACGTTGAATACCCGCAACCTGATCAGCAATAAATTCGATTGCTGGTGTGTACGGGTATAATATGTTGTCCAGAACAATATGGTCTGGGTATAATTCAAAATCAGAGTGTGTGTATGCCAATATTACCTTCCACCTGTATTATACCCAATTCCCATTCGAGAGTATGCTCTTCCGCTGTAGTAAGACGATGCTGCTCCGTAAAGAAGATCACCTCTAATGGCACGGTAGTAGTCGCTTTGTGGCCCAAGACTCTTATCAATGTTGTTCAAGATGTCTTCAATTCTTCTTTGGAATTGCTTTCGATTCTCTTTCTCTTGTTGTTCTCTAGGGTCTTTCTTCTTACCACCAAACATTCCACCAAGCATACCGCCAAGAACTGCTCCAACAACGGGTGCCCAAGGCCCGAGTGGTGCAAATAATGCTGCTCCACCCGTACCAAGTAGCCCAGAACCTGCCATACTTCCTAGCGTCGATCCCATACTTGTACCGAGTCCAATTGCTCCTGGGTCTGTGTTTCTGAATAACGAAGTTCCTATGAAGTTACCAGCAATGTCCCCACCGAATTGTGCGGCAGCACTGGAAGCTGCATCAGCCATCATTTTCTTACGGTTAAATCCAGCCTTAGTAGGAATTCCATATTTACCAACAGCATTTATTTCAAGATACTTATTGAACGCTGGGTTACCAAACATAGAGGCATCACTAGCGAACGCTCCAGCAGCCAACATTGACAGTGCGCTGTTTTTGTCGTCTGCACCCATCGCGGTGAGCGGTGAGACTAGCCCTTTAATGGCGTCCAGACGGCCTTCTGGGTTGCTTAGAAGTCCGTAGGCATCTAAAGACCCTAACGATCCAATACCCCCTGAAATAAGCCCTGAGAGCCTAGGATTGCCAAGCAGTCTGTCCTTGCCTGCAGCAGACAAAGTGTTTCCTTGAATTCTGCTGATGTTGGCTTGCCTAATCTTGTTGTAGTATTGTGGGTCTTTTTCCAGATTTAGCTGGTATCGCGTTAATTTCCTAGGCTTAATGCCATACATACCAACTCTTTCATACTTGATAACCTCGGTAGCTTTGTCATTAGCAATCTGCATATCAAGTTGCGATTGTGCGGATTCTTGCGCTGCTGCCCCTGCTTCCGTATACGTACCCCTGATAGAATCAGTAGAGAAGAATCCAGCGTCAATACGTCCTGAACCACCCAAACGCGACATTGATTTATCATAACCTCTGGTACCTGCAGCTATGGACTGTTCGATTCCTAGTGCATCTCGATCATTACGTGCCTTCTCAAGCTCATTAGCCCTAATAATTTCCTTGTTGAAATCCTTCAAAGCATTGTTTGCATTATTCAATGTGTTGAACAAAGCATCGAAAGCCTTTTGTGGTTCCGTAGCGTTAAGTTTTTCGAGCTTAGCAATCTCTGCTATGTCAAGCATAGTTTCGTACGTACCGCCAGAACCAAGATTTGCTCTCAGATCAAAAATTCTTGAAGCTCTTTCACCAACAACTGTAGAATAATCTCTCATTCTTCTGTCTGTGCTTTCTTTAAGCAAATCAAAGCGTTGCTGTGCATTAAAGAGTTGGATTGCTCTTTGTCGTTGTGCGTTTGATTCATACTCACCATTAAGGACATCGTATCTTGCGCCACGCTTGCCCATCTCAAGTGTGCTTTTAGCTGCGGTTTCACCCGCCATTTTATAACCCTCGCTGAATGCACTTTGTCGCAAAGTTTGCATGTCAGTTCTTGGGCCATCTAGCATAGCTTGATCATATTGCAGTCCTAGGTCTTCATCCCACAGACCATAGCTAACACCAGATGCTGCCATTGACAAAGGTTTTGTGAATGTGCTTCCGCTTGATTTGAAACCACTATTTGTGAATTGTTTTCCGTAAATATTAGCTGGGTTAACAGTCTTACCATTTACACGAGTCTCAAAGTGAACGTGTGCGCCTGAAGAGTTTCCTCTACCTGGATCATTCTTTCCACCACCAGACAAAGCTACCACTTGACCCTTGGTTACGATGTCTCCTACCCTAACAAAAATCTTTGAAAGGTGTCCGTAAGCAGTTACTACTGGGCCGTGGTCAATCTGAAGATAGAATCCATATCCACCCTTGCTTCCAGCAAAGATTACTTTACCATCGGCTTGCGCTCTGATCTTAGTACCAGTTGGTACACCGTAGTCAATACCACCGTGATTCGCGCTACCTTGCTTTCCGCCGAATGTAGAAGGTCTTCGTCTCGGGCCAAATCCGCTAGTCTGAGTGTTACCAAATTGATTACCTAGTGTAAAGGCACCGCCAGGAGTCGAGTTCGACAACCCTGTACTGCTCATACCATCATCCAAAGCAGCATTACTTACAGCATCCATAGTAGACTTGGAAGCCTCTGCATATTCCAACCTTCGGATTCTATCGGACTCGCTGATTTGCGTAAGGCTAGAAGCATAGCGCATTCTGGTAAGACCGTACTTGTCTTGCAACAATCCCATACGGGCAGCGTATCCACCTTGAATGTCGTCCTTGTCTATTTTAGAGACTTGGAATTCTTTCTCAGCGTATTGCAACTCCTTTCGCTTAATTTCATTGGATTCGCTAAGCAACTTGTTTTGCATCTTTTGCTGTTCGATGTTAAGCTCCATCTGCCGTCTTTGATCTTCATAGGCATTGGTAACATTCGTAATAGCTTGTTGCAACTGGGTTTGAAGTCTTTGATCTTCGTACGGCCCTAACTCATTTTCCTTAGCGTTAGCCATACCGAGTTCGTACTCAGCACGAGCAAGAGCGATACCTGCATCCATTGATCTACCAAGGGCATTTAACTTTAAGTATCCACCACCAGAGATAGCGAAGTCGCTAGTTCTTTGAACATATCTATCGGCTTGATTGGCAGCGTATTGTAGTTGAGCAATCTTAGCTTCTAACGCACTGGTTTGCTTCTTAGCCTTGCCAGCATCTTCTGAACTTGCACCCGGTAAATCTTTCCTACCCCAATTTCGCACTGCATCAGCAGCCATCTGCGCAGCTTCAGAATCTGTCTTACCCGCTTTTTTTGCAGCTTTATACGCGCTATCCGCCGCAGTTTGCTGCTTAGCTGCTCTGGCCTGGTTTTCAAACAAATCGGATGTGTAGGCCGCACCTGATTCGTACTTCTTTTTATCCACTGAGTTCGACAATGCTCCAGCCACAGAAGTTAATTCTTCAAATCCGTAACCTTTCTTTTTGTTAACCTCATCTATAGCTTTGATTAACAAACTTCTCTCGCCAACATTGTTAATTGCACCCCTAAATGCTCCTTTTCTACCAGTTATATTGCCAACTATGTTATTTGTAGCTTCAGACGTAACGTAGGGAGTATTAGGCTGAAGTGCCTTATAAATATCTTGAATAAGGTATGCTAGATCACCAACATTGACAGCGGATAAAATTTCCACAGCCTCATCGTACTTTTCTTTGGTTAATTCACCAGAGCTAAGCATTTCTTGTACAGTTTGATCGGCTTGCGCCAAGAAGTCCATTGCTGTATCGTAGTTTCTACCCGTATCAGCAACCGTTGGTGCGCCTACTCCCATGAAAGGAGCCAAATTACTAGATAACATACCAAACGGGTCTCTGCCTGGGTCGTTAGTTACCGCTGGCCCTAAATCTTTTGCCAGAAGTAGAGCATTTTTCTTACCTATAATTTTATTGTACTCAGTAAGAGGTTCGTACACAAAGCCATCTGTTTTTCCAGTTTTAGCGACGTACTTTGCGTACTGCTCTTGATAATCAAATTTTGCATCGTATTTTGCAGATTCATCAGGTTTATACCTTAATAAGTCAACAGCGTTGTCAGACTGTGCCAATACCGCACTATCTTGCAACTTCTTAGTTTGGTCTATAATAATACCCGTAGTCAAAACAACAGCCGCCCCTAAAGCTGCCCAAGGCTTTGATGCGGCAAATGCCTGCACACTAACCAAACCAAGCGTTCCGCTCAGCACACCCAAACTTGCATTTAGTGGGGAAGCGGTTAGGGTCGTAATAATGGGCATTATGCCATTTAGCATGTTGCTAAGGCCATAAATCATGTCGCCTAGCTGTGTACCTATTTTCTCAAAACCACCACTTTCTCCGAAGCTAACCAATTCTTTACGAATTGTTTGGATACCCTTGATAATATTTGGAGTAGCATACATACCAATGTCTTGTGCAGCTTTTTCAAGCTCGATTCGCATTTCATTGATTTGGCCCGGAAGTTCTTCTCGTAGTTTCTTAAACGCTGGCTCAAAGCCTGCAACCCTTTCATTAAAGTAAGCCATAGCTGCCTCTGGGCCTTTAGCTGTTGCTTCCTTTAATCCTGTCGTAGATAGGCCCAGAGCTTGTAGCACCTGAGAGTTACGAGTAACCGATCCACGAGCAAAGTCACGGATGTCTGATTGGATAGCTGCCGAAGGAAGGTTCATGGCCCTACCCATAGCGACAATGCGCGAAGTGAGTTTCAATGCTTGATCTTCGCTAAAACCCTTATTACGGAGCGCAGGCGCACCGGACATGAATGATTCAGCTAGTTCCTGTGGTGTAACTAGGGTCTCCTTTGAAGCCTCTCTAAGACGCGTGTACAGTGCTTTAGCGGAGAATACAGAAGCCGTAAAATTACCAGCAGGAGACACATTCCTACCATTGCTATCTAGGAACCGAGTATAGGTGTTGGTTAAACCAGCGAGTCCTGCTTCAGTAGACGTTCTATCAATGTATGCTCCTGCAGTACCTCTGATTAGATTTGTGGCGGCGTAGCCAAATCCACCTGCTCCCAGACCAACACCGAGCATACCAAGACCGTATCCAAATCTACCTTGGAAGTCTCTGAATCCTTGCGACTTGAATCCACCCTTTAGCTTAGCACCAGCAATTTCATAGAAGTTCTTTCGCTTTGAAAGCTGGTAAGCGTCACGAGCAGCTTGAGTTCGTTCGTTGTACGCTTCTCGAAATTCTGGAGCAGTTAAGTTAGCATCAAGACCATAGATACCCAAAGCCTGCGCCTTGATTGGATTGGTACCAGCTTTGCCCTGCAGCAAATCTGCTAACGGGTTAAGGCTACTTTCTTGTAGACGAAGGTATCTTTTCTTAGCTCTACGAGCCTTAAACGAATTGTCATTTTCCGCAAAACTTTCAGCCTCAGCACGAGCAGCAGCTAGCTTTTTAATCATCTTGATGTACGCTCTGTTTCGTGCCTCTTGATCAGCATTTTTTGCTCTATCTTGATCTAAGTTCTTATTGAGCAATGAACCATGAGTCTTTTGCTTCTCGTAGGCTCTTTCCAAGTCTTCCAACTTTTCAAAGTGAGCTTTGGTAAGTGCTTCCATGCGCTCATAGGCTTTCTTAGCTTCTGCTAAGTCTGAACCTGTGTACACACCTGCATCGAGTTCTTGGCCTAATTGGTTTTTTACACCTCGAACTGCCCGGTAACTACTCTCCAATTCTGCACGGCTTTGGTTGTAGATAGCATCGTCAATATCACCAGTCTTGGTAATTCTACGATGTAGCTTGTGCATTTTGTCTTCGTAACCTGACCGAACCATACGGCTATCAGCCATAGTCTGGCTTTGGTTAGGATTTGGTTGGTATGGTCTTAAAAGAGATTCAACACCGCTTCGCTCACCTTGTATCTTTGCTTGTCTTGCAAGAATTGCATTACGCGAATTGAGCAGGGCGGTTCTTTGTGCTTCCAGCGCATTAAGTTCTTTAACCCTTTCAGCAGCTTTTGCAGCTTCTTGAGGACTGTTCTTTGCATTAGCCAGCTTTCTTTCGAGATTCTGTGCTTTAAGATTTACCTTGTCAAAAGCGGTATCAATCTTCTTTAGCTCAGAAGTTAGTTGGCTAGCGTCCAGCTTTTCCAGAGACTTAGCAATTTGCGAGGCAGACTTAGCAACCTTCTTTGCTTCACCTTCAACACCATTAAAGAATTCTTTGGAGAGTGCGACACCTCTTTCCATAGCCTCGTTAAAGGCTTTTTGCTCTTTTGTAAGATTGGCGAGAATGGTATTTAGCTTTGTTGCGCCGATGTTTAACGCTTGCGCACTATCGGCAGCATCACGATAATCTCCAGCCATATCTTCTAAAGACGTGATTGTTTTTTTAACAGAATCTTTTAATTCTTCTTGTGTCTTTAGTAGTCCTAATGCTTCTCTAGCCTGTTCTTGAAATCTTCGCTCTGATGGATCATTTGATGGCGGAGCGTAAGCAAACTCCAAACTTTTTCGCGCACGAGCAGCAGCAGTCATCCTACCCGTAATACCTGCTTTAGCGTCAAACTGGGGGCCAAGGTTGGCAGCTTTAATAGCAGCAACGACAGCAGAAACCAGGGCTTTGTCCTTGGCTGTGGCATCCACCATACCAACAAATCTACCAGTTTTAGGGTCTCGACCACCTATAGCTTTTAATTGACCCTTTAGTAAGTTAAGCAATTCGGCTTGAATAGCAGCGGCTCTTTTTGATTCAGCCTGCCCGAGAGCAGTAGTCTTTGCGGCACTAGCTGATGTGTCCTTAATGGCTGTATCAACTTTCTTTTCGTAAGAACGTCTATCTTGAGGTGTGTTAATACCTTTAGCGGCTGCATTTTTAATATCCGCAACCGCTTTGCTAGCTTTGCTAACATCTGCGTCGATTACTAAAGTTGCTTTTAAGGTTTTGTTTCTTGCCATTATGGTTAACCGGACATAAGCTGTAGATTGAGCTTGTACATATCTAATTGTTCCATATATCTAGCTCGTTTTGCATATTCCCATACCAACCTAAGTGGTATGTGCATAACGTCTGGATACACGAGTGTAGGGAAGTGTGAACCGAGAAGTCCTAACAAATCCATGAAGTCGTAGTCCAGCATCTGTAGTGATCGCTTTTCCTCAACCACTAGCTTCTGGACTTTCTTGCTGTTTGCCTGAGCGTTACGAATTAACCTTCGCTGCTCGACTCGACTGAGTTTCCCATTTCATCATCCTGTGGAATAGCTTCTTTATCCACATCAGAGGTAGATTCCTTGGCTACAGTATCGTCCCACAGGTTTCCATGAATGATGAGGGTATACCAGAGTAGCCTACCAGCTTCTTCGTCCGTGGAATCCATGAAATCGTGCGGTGATAGTCTCTGAAGAACCATATCAGGAGTTACATCATCTGTAGTGTACTCCCCATTACCTTGTTGCCCTACGACACGTCCACCGCGAGAGAATAGGAATCCTACGATCCTAGCCATGTCCTGAATCAATCCCATGCTTGGGCCGTAAGGAGTAACGTAGAAGTTTCCTTTAGGAGTTTCCACCTTTTGTAGCAACTCTGCAATCGCACTTAACTGTTCATCGTTTTGTTGTTGGGCAGCAATGCTTTGTTCATAGTAGATGCTCATAAACCAGTGCGCTCTAGCAATGGTAATGTCAGTTGTTTCACCGTACAGGTTCTCGTAGGCAATGGCGTCCCACATCGTACAAGGACGGCACAGACACGCAAACTGACCGTCCGATACATAGTCGGTCTCTGTTGTGTTTGGTAACTTCTTTTCTGAGTCGCCAGTTAGCCAGAATACCTTCGGGTAAAGGTCTCTGGACGCTTTTGAAAACTTATATGGCTTAGGTGGTTCTGGAACTTTTGGTAGTTGTGGCTTTCCAGGTCGAGGATTCTGTGAACTCATTATTATTATTATACCCTAAAAAAATAACCCCTCAGAAACTGAGGGGTTAGGAGGCAACTCATGGAAACAATCTTATGTTCGTCGAGCAGGAGGAAGAATGGTGATTTCGTTGTTAGCGATTGCGCTGTATACAGCCACTGGTTCAGAGTTAGAAACTCGAACGATAACCGATGCACCCGATGACTCACTGAAGTTCGCTGTGGCTGAACAACTAAGCATAATAGCTTCGTCGGTATCCGCAGGAGCAGAGATCGTGTCGTAACCAATCTTAGGGAACTCAATTTGCATTGTGTTCTTGTTAACGTTACAGCCGTCAGCAGCAAGCTCGAAGATAACCTTTTGGAATCCTAGAGTACAGCTAGCTTCATAAGGATAGTCACGAGCAGCGTCTCCCATGTAGTTTCTGTACTGAAGGTCGTTGTCGAAGTACATACTGAAGTTAACTTGCGCAGTAAAGATACTTGCGTAGGTTCCAGTGATACGTCGTCTTCGGTTAAGTCCGCGTCGCTCGTTAACGGTTTGTGAGAACGAAACGCTGAAGTTTTGTACCGAGTCTCCAAGTTCCTTATCATCAAAAGTAACTCGCGCACCAGTGAATGAGAAGAAGCTATTGTCTGTGGTATCGTAAGCTGCAGCGGTATTTTGGATGAAGACATCATTGATACCAGCGGCGTCTTCGTCATACACGATCTTGTCGATACATGTAAAGTCAATATCAGCGGTAACAGCAGAGTCCATCGAAGCGGAAATTGACATTGTGGACGGTCTTGCCCCGTAGAACACTTCACGGAATGGCCCTTTACGGGTAACAAGTGTGAAGGTCTTGATAGCCTTGGTATCGCCTACCTTAAACGTCTTATCCCAAATGGTAACTCCATTAACAAGTCGTGAAGTTGTTCCTGATTGCAGCGCAAAGAATCCTGTCAAAAGTGGAGTCCACTTTTCAGGAGTCAACTCAATACTTAGCGATCCACCAGCACCAGCACGTCCAAGAGCAGACTTACGAGGTCGTTGTCGTTGTGCGTTTCGTGCGTTGGAGTTGATACGTGTAGCGTACGAGTCAAGGGAGTGTGTCAGGTAGTCCAACATGTAGACTGCTTTCTGAGGAATACCTTCCAGAGCTTCGATAGCAAATCCAACGTAGGAGTCACCGCCCACAGCCATGTATCGGTGAGGAGCAGCAGCACCTGCATAGATTTCGTCGTCAGTGTATTGGTAACCTGTAAGTCGAGGTTTGTTGGCGTCTGAAGCTGCACCTGGGCCGTGAAAAGTGATGATATGCCCAGCAGCAGGCACACCAGTTACAGATGGTCTGATTTCAAAGTCAGAAACCTTAGCAACAATACCATCACCACGGAAAATGAATCGGCTAGGAATCGCAATCGTTATAACATCGCCAGCGGTGTATGTAGCTGCAGGAGCTAAAGTACCAATACGCACACGTCCAGTGTGGACATCACCAACACCAGTAGCTTCACCAAGTTTGACAAACTTATTGTTTGCTGGCTTAGCGTAGTCATTATGGTCGATAGTCGAGCCAAATTCAGAAGCCCAAAGCTCGAAAGCACCGGAGCTTGTAGCTGTAGTAGCAACTGTGAAAGTTAGGTTGGTATCAACAACTGTTTGTGCAGCCAGAAGAGCAGTAGTAACAAAACGCAAAAGAGCGTGTTTACCGTTTGTACCAAAGTTGGAACCTACCGCAAAGGTGGTACCAGCGGCAACTGCCGTAGTTTGTTCTGTCAGCCTTGAAGCTGCGTCTGCATAGATCGGATTAGCGGTTGTAAAATCGTACATTAGTTATCACCCTTTTTCTTGTCAGCAATAGAAATCTTGTCTTCGACCTTTGGTTCAATAACATCTAGTACGCTTTGAGGTACTACACTTCTATCTTCAAATAGTCCACTTGTCATAAGACGGTGCCAGTCTGCATCGCACACCTCAATTACTTCTCCACCTGGGATGAATAATGTCCCGTCTTCCAGCTTATGCGCTAGTTCGAGACCTGCGCCTGCGATATAAATGACTTTTCTTACGATTCTGTCCATGCTACTATATTTATACCACAATCGAATTAACGAGTAGTTACTGATGTGGATAGGTTGGTGATCTTCATTAAACGTCTATTAGCTCGTTCACCAATAGCGTATTCCCAATCAATACTTGGTGCTGAGAAATTATTGTCACATCCAGCAGCTAGGTACTTCATAACTTCACGAGCTACCTGTTCTTTGAGCTTTGGAGCGTCATAGATAGCCCTGTATATGGACTCTTCGGTTTGTATGAACTGAACGCCATCCTCACCCACTACGCTGCCCGTGGTTAGGTAGGTCTCACAAGTAATCTCGAAGTCAATCGTACACTCTGTACTCGCTTGACCCTTACGAACTCTGTCAGAACCACTTAGGCTGTTAATCTCATAACTTCCTTCTAGTGAATTAACCATGACAAAGAACTTCTTGCCTTCAGTAATGTCATACTCGATTGTGTCTGGGTTAGCGAAGTAAACTACTGCTGCCCCTAGAGGCCCACCACTAATCTTGATTGTGTCTCCAGGTGCTGGTTTCCTATTCTTAGGGAATGGACTAGCCAATCGAATTCTAGCACCATTACCTTCTGCACCTTCGACAATGGCGTACATAGCTTTCATCTTAGGATTGGCTGAAATTGTTACTTCCACAATGGTGTTTCTCCAGGCTTCATAGCTACCTGCGACAGTTGGGAGTGGTGCTGTCAAGACCATTGTGTGTTCTGATCCACCAAACCAACTTGCTACCGTTGTGGTATGTGAAGTTGTTCCAAGGACTTCTCCAAGGGTTGATAATTGATCTACAAGATCGTGACAAACTCTAACATCTGAAATCATAATTTTCCTTTCGCAATCTTTCTAAAAGCTCTTTTTTGGGAAGGTGTCAAATTTACGTACTGCTTCCCTGCTTTGGTAAGAGCGTAGCCGCTGCCTGTCTGCTTAACCAATCCCATTCGTTGTGCCTTTGTGTGGCTGAGAGAGCCGAGTCGGTATTTACCTGCACCAGAGTCATCCAGCTTTATCGTACGTCCCTGCGTAGCCATGCCCTTGTTTACATCATCAATAACATCTCCAAATATCACATCCATTTTGCTGGAAGACGCTACTGTGTCAATTGCTTCACTGAGAAATCCTGTACCTGGCTTGTTAATTGACTTTTTAGACATATCAAGACCATGACGGTACCAATAAAAGTTCAATGATTTTGTATTAGACCATATACGTTCGTATGTGCCTTTCGGTTCATCCATAAGACGAGCATACGGTACGTCTTCACCGCCAGCCAGAATATCGAAACCTTGAACCGTTACTTCGTACCTTAAAGAACGAGCTAAGTTTCCAGTCATAGGATACCTTGTGGGACGGTTGTTTCTTCGGATATTGCGTTTCGCTTCAGCAATGATTGCACTCGCCATTTTCTGGGTAAAACGTGCTTTCACCTCTTCGTTCATGCCCGTCAAAGTGGCTAGAACTTCTTGCTGGAATATCTCAACCCCAACTACGTCGAAAGTCATCCGACTACCGCCAGGTCTTATTCTCATCCTGCTGGCAACCTCGCAATGGTCATTGTGACAGTCTTGCTTGCAGTGTACACAGGATTCAAATACTTAATGAGAAATTGCTCCTTCGGCAGTTCTGCATTGATGAAACTCTTTGTGTCTGGATGCTTAATGTAATCTATCGAGACAAACATTCCAGTCTTAATTTTCAAAAAATCTGTTCTACTCACATTGATTACCAACCTGTACTGCATTGATAGACTATCTGCGTCAAAGCCTTGCTGCTGCGCCAGTGGGCCTGCATTAAGGTCAGTGTAGATACCCTCTACGTACTCCAGAACTACATTCTCTGGGTCAGGCACAATTCTGTTAATGGCAGCTAATTTCTTGCTGCCATAGATGGATACTTTAACGTTGGAATCTGCAATCATTACGAATTATCAAAGCCTCGGTAGACGTATGTGCTTAACAGGTTACGGGCAGCAGTTGGTAGATAATCTACGTCTCTGGCCTCTTCGATCAACCTGCCAGCACCTGAGTTAACAGCCTTGGTTTCGTCGTAGTCCCTAAGATTAAACCAGTGCCTTACACCCATTGCTAGGGCAGCAATTACTTGTGCAGGTAACTTCGTCATACCAAAGGTTCCTGCCACCTCGATGTTTGCTACACCGTGAGGGAACACTAGAATGTCTGCGCTAGGCTTCAGCACGATGTAGGTGTACAGCGGATTGCCTGCCCCATCTTTTCTTCGAGGATTTGATGGCTGCAATGCCCATCCAGTCAACGCTACGAAAACTCCATCGCCATAATCCACCCTTACACCGGATACAGTTCGTGTGAAATCCTTCAGGGATAGTGTGGCAATATCCGTGCCATTGTAAAGCCTTGTAGACGTGGTTGGTTGGAACGATGTTTGGCAGTATGTTTCAATGGCAGCACCTACGTCGGCAATAGCCACTTGTAGTTGCCCCATCAAATGCAAATCATCAGTCTGGTATCCAAGCCTTACAGCCAGGTCAGCCACGTCTACAAGGCCTAACATTACTTACCTCGCCCTGTGTTGCCTTTAGGAGCCTTAGCTGGTGCATTCTCAGTAGCTGGTGCATCTTCAACAACGGTTGATCCAGCACTTACGTCGGCAGTAAGAGCAGCTAGGTCAGCATTTGTTTCAGCGACCCCAGCCTCTGCGGAATCGTTTGAAGCCACCGTAGCCTCTACGTCAATCTTAACGTTTTCTCCGAGCAATTCGCTTACAGAATCGTCGGAAGCGAAAAAATAATTCTTGCTAGTAAGTGCAAGCACATCATCGAGAACAAATGGGCTATCGTACCCTGCAATTTGAACCAGATATTCGTAAGTCTCGTCATCAATTTCTTGCTGTACAAAGCCTTGCCGTTCGTTAAGTAGATAGTTCGCTGCTTCTTCATTTAGAAGAACACTCCATCCGTATTCGAGTCCTGTTACGGACATGTTGGAGTATACACTCCCAGTGTTATTCAGAATTAACTTATGCGTCTGCATAAAGATATTATACCACTGCGGTTTATGGTAAGTTCAAAAAGGTTTCTGCAACACGGATTATCAAGTCTTTACGCTCGATACCAAGAACCGAAACTATCGAGGAACGAATTACCTCTGGAACACTGTCTATTTGATTTTCAATGAACATCATCCATTCGTATTTGGCAAAATCCTTATCTAGCTTCTTGAATTCTTCCTGCTCCTCAATTGTCAAATCTGTCAATATAGGATATTCAAAGTAGTTTGCTAGTCTTTTTGCTACTGTATCCTCTACACGATACCATGCCTCTCCAATAGCTTCTTTGATCGGAGTTGGTACATCGCGTACAATCGCCTCATGGAAGTCATGCGTTAAAGCATACCTACAGAAGTCATATCCATAGCCCATAGCCTTTGCACAACTGTAAATAGCACACGAGTGCTGTAACACAGTCCATGATAGGTTATTGGAGTACCGTCGCTCATGGGATATTTGAATAAGCACGTCTTCTATTAAAGACAGGCTACCCGGTTCTAACTCGAATCGGTAATCCATGATTTCACCCGATCTTGTGACATTCTTGAATGGCATACTTATATTATACAACAAAAGGCTCCTAGACCTAAATCTAGGAGCCTCTTTAACTCAATTGCTAATCTTACTTAGCAACGTTGTAGAGTTCAGCAGCAATGTTGTCAGCAGACTGGAATCGCTTCATAAACGCAACACGGTTAGTTGTCACGATGTAGGATTGGTCAGCGAGAACGTTGTCACCCGATTGAACGGTTGGCATTCTTCGGTCACCGAACAAGAATCCGTCCTTGTGAACAAGGGAGATGATCGTTCGAGTCTTGGTAGCGTTGTCAAACACGCCACTTGCGTTGTAGTCATTTCGTTGGTACTCAGATTGAACCAAAGGAATGCTGTCAAGTCGTCCAATTTCACCAACGAGAACCGTAGCATTAGGGCCGTACTTTTCAAGGGTAAGAACTTCAGGAAGGTTCAAGAAGTCGATTTGCGAAGCTGGGTTGATGAAAGCAATCAAGTTGCTTGCAGTCGCGCCATACTTGCCCATCAGCTTACGAATTGCACGGAAGTTAGCGAGGTTTGGAGCCACACCACCACCGTCAAGTCGCGCACCAGCGTTGGTCAACTTACGGATACCATTCCATGCGTTACGAGCGTCATCAGCACCTGTGTTCAAGCGGATGTCGTCACCAGAGTCGTTGGTGTTAGACCAGAGACGAGCGTTGTTGGCAGGAGTACCACCACCGTCAGCACCAGCGTTATCAAGGTCGGTAAGCAGCAAGCTACCGTTGAGACAAGCATCGTCAATTGCGCTAGCAAGACCCCAAACTGTTTCGTCGTACATTTCTGAAACAACGTCAATGATGGAATCTTCTCGTAGTTCACCAGACACGAACTGTGCAAAGCCGAGCTTAACAGCAGTCATTGTCAGGTCAGCGGTGTCAAGACCGTGGACTTTCGCAAGGTTAGTGAACGGGGAAGCTGAAGTAGCTTGACCCATCTTGTACGCACGAGTTCGCTTAGTGAGGTAAGGCAACTTGTACGTAGCACTTGGCATGTTGATTCGGCGGAATGTACTTGCAACTTGGAGCGAAAGATAAACGTCTCGCAAAAGGTTACTGGAATACATCGTTGGAACCCATTCCAAACCGTCCGTAGCAGTGATGGAGTCAAGGGCATCGTTGATAGCCTTGGTGTTCTCACCAGCATTCTTGAACATGTCCTTAACTTGTGCAAGAACATCTCGGTCAATTCGGATTCCACCTTCAGCCATAGTAGCCTTGGAGCCACCGAGAGCAGCAACTGCAAGGAAGATTTGGTCATTAGCCTTTTGAATGGCAGTGATCTTTTCGTAGTCCTTGTGGTCGCGGTGAATTTGTCGGCTAACAGCCTTCTCGATTTCAGTTCCTGTAAGAACCAATTGAGCGTTGTGCGCACCAAACTTAGCACTTGCATCTTCGTAAATCTTTCGTTGGTCATCTTCCGATGCGCCTTCAAACAGCTTTACAATGTTCGAGGAATTGAGTTCGTCAAACTTGTTGGATTCGATTTCTTCTTTGCGTTGTTCGAGCAAGAGCTTGGAGTTTTCCGTCAAAGCCTTTGTAGCTTCGATTTGAGCTTCTTGAAGCTGAACCAGCTTTTCGATGTCAGAGCCTTTTTCGATAGCTCGGGAGAGCAAAGCCTTCGCTTCTGCTACGCCTTCGATACCAAGGTCATTTAAGTCCTTCCGTGTTAGTACGGGTTCGTTAGGTTGTGTATTAGGATCAATCATTGTATTTTCCTTCAGATTCTAACGCGGATAGGTCTCCATGAGAATCGCTACTAATATGTATTCCACATATCAGTAGCGATTAAATGCTTTATGGATAATTTTTTACTGCTTTTTTGCGAATTTCTTCATAAGTTCTGCGAATTCTTTGTCAATCTTTGACTCTTCAGGCGTTTCAGCAGCTTCTTCAGACTTCTCTACTTCGCTATCTGTATTCATTTCGTAGATACTAGGTGGCTCATCTTCCTTAGCAGCTTCAGCAGCACTCATCATGGCATCAATGATTGCATTAACCATGTCAGCATCTTCCCTGTCACCAATTGATACGTAAACTTCAAACACAGCGTACACGTACTTGAGAAGCATGTCGATTGTATCCTTAGTGACAGCCCCAGACTTATTCCAACTACTTAGAATGTTGATAGCCGAATTCATTTGATTCTCGAACGTTTTCTGCTCGTAAATGAAAGGCTCGTTCTCTGCGAAAGTAACAGTGTCGTACTTCACAGTTTCGTAAAGAGCAACATCTTCTAGCTTATCAATATCAACACCGTTGTGTGTTGGTACAGACTTTTCAAGCTGTCGGTAAAGACCAGCTACTCGCTTAATAGCCTTCTCGCGCTCACCAGGAGCAAATACAAAATCTGTTCTAGCTCCAAGCAACTTGTACGTGGAGATAGCCAGGTCTTCAAACGTAATGTCCACACCAGACTTGTGCTGAGTACCAACTCGAAGGGCATAGTCTAAACGCTTGCCGTTGACACGCTTGATAAGGTGGGTGTCATCATTGCTAACATTATCACCGTCAAGGACTGTAGAAGGCTCACACGCTTCGTACAGAGGACTTGCGACTTGGGATTTAGTCTCTTCGACTGTTGACGATTCGTTTGGTATGCTCATATAAAACTCTTTTCTTACTTCAGAAAGGGACGGGAGTTTACCAGCAGAGTAATCTGCCATAAACTTGTTGACATTATTGCCATAAATATTTTCGTAGTCCGGTATGAACTTTGAAATCTTCTTGATTTGATCCAGCATTGCATCCGGGTTACAAGCTACCGTTACGAGCGAACTCTCAAGTAGATAGCATTCGGTGTGCTTGTAGAACTTAGCATTGCTAACGTACTCACCAGCCAGTGACCTAAATCCGACTGACTGCTGTTTAAGGCTGCCGTCTTTGATCATAGGCCATAGCATATCTCTGACTAACGGAATATCTGAAAGAGTAATTCCTTCCAAATACAAACCGTTTGCATCAGTGTATGAGTTCTTTACGTGGCCAATTGGTTGCAAGTGATCGTGCATGAAGCAATACACTGGATTGTTAAGGTATCTCCAAAGGTGCTTATTCCATGCTGCAGGCTCGATAATGTCATTAACCAAGTCTGGGGTAGACACGCTAACGTATCCAGACATTTGTTTGGTTGATGTACTATCCTCAAAGTCACCTAGGGTACTCTTAATGTCACCAAGTCTTAGAATCTTGGTTTCTGGATCAACTGGTACACCTGGCTTGAAAACGTTTGTCATTGTTTGCCCTTACTATCAAGTTTATTCCACATTGCTAGTAACTTTTCGTTCTCAGTAAGTGGCACAGACCTCGTTCCTGTCTCATCAACAAGCTGTGCTTCCCCGCCGTCTGATTGGTCTCTACCGCCCATTGAACCTGGTAAAGTTAGTGATGGTGAAGCTGCGTCTGCCGCTTCCTGCGCTTTCGTACCCATCTTGTTGTCATACACTGGTCTTGGAAGATTTCCAAACTCTTCTGCTTCACCGTCATACGGATCATCACCAGTGAATTCACGAGCCTCGTTAGGAGTCATCTTACCTGTGTTAAGGGCAGCAGTGATCACACGCATATCATCAAGCATTTCTCGGCGTAGGGCTTGAACTTCCTTAAATCTAAATGCGAAGTACAACTTACCAATTCGAGTATTAGCAGACAGCCCACTGACCACAGGAGCGCATAACTTCTTTGTGACAGTCTCTTGGAATGTCAATGCCCAAGGTACAAGTTTTGTTCTCCAGAAGAAACTTTCTAACTTATCAATATCCTTTGATTCAGCGTCAAGTAAAGCAAACGGCACACCGAAAGCGATTGCTTGGTTCTTCTGCGCCTGTGTGATAAGCTCCATAACACCTTCATGTGCTGAGGACTGATTCAGAGACTTGTACTCCATGTCTTTTTCAAGCACGAGGACTCTGTAAGAATTCTTGCTTCCAGCGTATTGTTCGTTAAATTCCTTTTTAAGCCTTGCTAATTCGTCAGCACCAATTGTGTTCTTACAAGTAAGCACACCAGAGATAACCGCTGCTTGTTGTTGTATATTGCGAGAAGCACGTTTTGTCAGCTTTTCAATTTGAATATCAAAGTCAGCAGCATCAACTGCTTTATCACCGAGATAGTAATTTGAAGAAGCGTACTCGTACGTATGGATAACCATATTCTCGGGATAGGCGAATTCATCCGTGCCGTTCTTGTAGACATACCAGCGAACCTTCGTTTCCTCGTCTGGAACGATCTGAACATACTTAGGGTTGAGCGGGTAAAGAGACAAAGGGCTAATGTTTGCATACTCTGGAGCAGTCTTCTCGATTACGATAAAGGCGTTTCCGTAGAGTTCTGCGTCAGCGTAGTGCTGGGCTACAAGGTCTCTAAACGATTGTTGGGGATTACAGAACTCAAGAATTTTGTATGGATAACCTTTACGAACTTTTGTGGTGCGGTTCTTACTGTCTTCAGCAAAGATGTCCCAGTTGAGTACCTTGATCTGGTTTGATCCAAACAAAATTGCTCGTCGAATGATAGGGTTTTCCCTAAACAAACGAGCAGCTTGGTCGTGGGAGTATTTACCATCTTGAGTCGGGCCACCGACACCAAACCCGGATTGACGTGTGAGTTTACCGCCAACTTCGTTTGCGTGAAGTGTGTCTACGAACCCCTTTGTCTTGTTTTGTTTGAATGCCAGAGCGTGTATCAAATAAATTTTCCTCTAATGGTTATTTACCGTATTACAGCCTGCTTAAAGAGAAATGTGGTATTTCAGGTGCTTCGTAAAACGGTGTGAAATAGATTTCAGCTTCGCATCCGGTCAACGGATTCCATACGAAGGCTTTTGATCGCATGTTAGCACCGATCCATCCATTGTCATTGTGCCATTCGTCTACTGGTGTGAGAGAAGGCAAGATACGGTACATCTTACCGTCGATGTCTTCTACCTTTTCGTGGTGGAAGTGTCCTACGTGAATTTCCTTGAACGGGAACTTACCTTCAATCCATTCAATCTCACCTGGCATCTTGGCAGCAAGTTTCTTAGCCTTCATCTGGTGTCCGTGGGTAAACATGATGATCGTGTTACCGATGGTCACGTACTGCCTCGGTAAAGGCTTGTTAAGGTGCTTTACTTCTTCGTTGTCCTTGTAGTGCGCTTCGATTAGCTTACTTAGCATCCATGTGGAAATAGTGTCGTGGTTGCCAGGAGTACATACAATCAAAACCTCTTTGAAATTGTTGCGTAGGAAGTCAACAGATTGAATCGTAAGTTCGGCAGCACTCATAAAGATTTCTTGCAGATTGCCTGTGGTGTGCTGCTGCGTCCCACGGGTTGTTGTACGTGCAGGAGTGTCAATGTGTAGCAAGTCGTTACCGAGTACATAAATTGCCTTGCCTACGTCGTGTACTTGTGCTTTACCCACAAGTGTCCTGAGAGCTATCATGTGCTGAGACAGTGCCTCTTCCATGTCGTAGTCGTGGTAGCCAGTATTTCCCTTAGCAATTTTCTTTCCTAAGTGGTGATCCACGATAGCTATTTCGAGAACATTTTCACCTGTAAAGGTAGGCTTGATAACTCGTGGAGCAGCTTTCGGTACACGGCTGATGATCTGATCAAGAACGGCCTTGTAGAACTTGCTGTCCTTGTTTGGTTCGATGATAACTTTGAAGTTTACCATCTGGTGAATGTGAGCATCACCGTCGTTGTCTTTCGTTAAGCCTTCGTGATTGCCGAAGATGATCTTGACGATCTTGTATTCTTCTGGATCAATGTTGTAGGCTTCGTGGATGTAGTCAACCGTGATGTGTCTACGTTCAAGTACGCCTTCAAGGATTGTTCCTGCTTCGTTAACGCGGATGTGACCTTCTACACTCGCAAAATCTTTTAGGTTGGTTACCTTGCCTTCGTTCTCAAGACTCTTGACCTTCTTACGCACGGAATCGTACGATCTTTTCAAGTAACTGGCCTTAGCGGACAAATCTAACTCTTGGTTGGCTTGCAACCACTCAACTTCTTCTTTTTGCCAAATCATATACTTACAGTAGCCCTTGTGGATATTATACCCTAAAACGCGGTATAACATTATTATGCACATCACTTTGAAGGTGAAACTCAAAACTAATGAGATTCAACATCGTGCGCTTATGCGCACTATGAATACCTTCAACGATGTCTGCAACGATATTTCTCGTCAAGCATTCGAGGCGAAAGAATATCAAAAAATTCAACTCCATCATCTTGTTTACAGAAGTCAACGTGAAACGTTTCCACTATGCGGATCACAACTTGTTATCAGAGCCATAGGTGTTGTGTCTGACTCGTACAAAATTAAGAGAACTCGACATCACCAAAATTACTTCAAGAAAAATTCTGCTGTAGTCTACGATGATAGAATCATAAAATTCAAAGGTGAAGATGTCGTAAACATCTGGACAAACGATGGTAGAATGGATATTCCTATCCAAGTTTACGACAAAGACAAATTTAATTTTAGAAAAGGTCAGGTAGACTTAGTGCTGCAGGATGGTAACTTCTACTTGATCTGTAATCTAGTTGTGCCTACGCCAGAGAAATATGACGCCAAAGGCGTCATGGGTGTTGATCTTGGAGTCAAGAAAATTGCTGTGAGTTCTGAAGGTGATGTATTTTCTGGTGAACACATCGAGAAGAAACGAAAACAACTACATGCCCATAGGCAACGACTTCAAAAGCGTGGAACACGCTCTGCAAGAAAACGAATTAAAACAATTGGTAAAAAAGAATCAAGATTTAGAAAAGACACTAACCATGTTATTTCAAAACTTCTAGTAACAAAAGCGAAGGCACTTGGATACTCATTGGCTCTGGAAGAGCTAACTGGTATCAACAAACAAGTAACGGTCAGGCGGGTTAATAGAAGTGAACGTATGAGTTGGAGTTTCTTCCAGCTTAGAAGCTACATTACTTACAAGTCAGAACTTTATGGAGTTCCTTTGGTGATTGTCAAACCAGCATACACGTCGCAGACGTGTTCAGCATGTGGACATTGCGAAAAGAAAAACCGAAAGAGTCAAGAACTGTTTCTCTGCATGTCCTGCGGACACACAGAGAATGCTGACTTTAACGCAAGTAAGAATATAGCCAATTTAGGGGTGCAATCAACCGTCCTATTGTTCGCTCAGCCTTCGGCTGAGCTTGTAACAAGTCTGACCAATTAGTGGTTAGGTAGTTGATAAGTATTTTAGAGCTTTTCCATGCCCGTGTAGGTATTATACCACTCGCCCTCAAATTGGCTGAAATACAAGATTTCCGCACCTGCATAACGGGCAAATTCAAACCCGTACTGAGTTGTCGTTGGCATAGCTACCAGGTGTGCGAGGTTAATCAACATCCACCAAAGCGATTCTGGATTGTGCGGATACAGGCCCATGAGAATTCTTTCCTCGAAGTCGAAGGAATAGTACAACGGCTTCTCGACTTGTACGAGTTTGACATTCAGCGTTCGTAGTGCTTGCTCTAACCTAATCTCGAAGTCTGGGTTACCCACAACCTCTCCAGGTTTGTAGATCGCTGTCTGCAAAGGAATACTATTCCTGAGCTTATGGATGTGTTCGATTAGCCTGTATTCTTGAGACATGTTACCCCCAACCGAAAGGCGTTAGCTTTGGATCGTCAAGGCTTGGTAAAGTTAACTTGGTGAACTCGTCGTCAGTGTTTCTGGCATGTGTGATTACAAAGATTTCCACAAGTGGATCAATGCCATTTTCTTCCATGAATCCGCCGTACGGTTGGATCGGCATTGCCAGTCCTGAGAAGATAATACCTACCGTCGATTCGGTTTTGAAGGTATTGTAAAATTCCTGCTTAGACATGTTCGGGATCGCAACGATGTACGGAATTTGGGTTTTCCCGTAGACTCCTGCCTTGACGGTTTCGATCAAAAACGGTTGTGGTGTTCTCGTGAGTAACCATCCACTAACCTGAGCAAATCCTCGTTCTTCGTGGACTTTGATATTAAATCCACCACCAGGCACAGCCGTCGAAAGGCAAAGGTCTGGATTTTTTTCTTGGATGAACACTTGCAAACCTGATTGCTTAGCGATTTCTTGTAGTTCCAGCAGGTCAGACTTGAATCTGGTTTTTGAATTGTTTGCAGCTTCTGATCCTGCTTCTCTGGCTAAATCGTCAATCCGGTAAAATCCGTATTCAAACAACTTCAAGGATTCCTGCTGATCAACTGTCGGAGTAAATTCACTCATGTTGGAATTATACCACACGCCCCAGGTTTTCCCCCTCTTCCCCCTGACCCCCAACACCCCCTTTCGGGGCAAACGAGTAAATTAAAATTTACACCCTTTAGAGTGCGCGTAAGCGCACGTGTATATAATAGTGTATCACCTTCGGTGAAAAATTGAATTAGAAAATTGAGAATGAAAACGCGGGTAGCGAACGTAAGTGAGCTACGGGCTTTGCCGCAGGCAAAGTCGTATTACAAAATTTCCCATTGAGCCTCGCGGCTCTCAAGCTGCGCCATAGGAATTTTATTCTTTTTTAACGCGCACACATGACACCAGCGTACACGCGTCACGCGTATATAGTGTATATAGCAAGTACGAATTTGTGAAATTTCCACTTCCCAGGCTTCGCCCGGAAATGATGGAAATTTCTAGTTCCTGGTCGCAAGCTCCCAGGAGTAGCCCGGGAATCTTCTTTTTCAATTTCTCAGGATTTCCCAGGGAGAATTGATCAAGAAATTAAATTTGAAAATTTCCCAATGCCTGATTGCCTCTACGGAGCAATTGTTTTGATAAGAGGCGCGGCCCTGCCTTGGCGGGTGCGTCCTCGCCACAGAATACCCCGTTTTGGTGGCCTAGAAGCAACGCACAGGCGTTTTAGGGTGCAAGTGGTATGTTGGGAGGGGTATCCAAAAACAAAGGCCTAGAATTTGCTTGTACACGGTTTTGTGTGTAAATGCCCAGTTGTGGTATAAAATCATTGTCATGGACATCACAACAATTTTCACCAGTGAAGTATTTATGGTTGGTATCGGTACCGTTGTTGGAACTGTACTAGGACATCTCACCAGCAGTCGGAAACAGTCCAATGACTTTCAGCGATCATTTTTCGTTGATCAACAATCTTTCCGAAAAGAAGTTCTCGAAGACTTAGCTCGGCATAAAATCGAAAATGAGGCTTTGATTGAAGACATTGGGAAGTTACGAGCAGAACTTAGGCTTCAGCACGAGGAAAACTTAAAACTTAAATCGGACATCGCTTCATTCCGGGTTGACCTTCAAAATCTGCAAGACAATTACAATCATTTGCTAAACGAAAAACAAGAGTTGCTTAGCAAACTTCGTGATCAAAAGACCAAGTAAAATTCTTAGTCAAAATCAAATCCTGCGTCAGACATATCATCGTAAATTTCAATGGCCTGCATAGTCCTAGCAAAAGACATGTTTGCTACCGCTTTTGTGTACTTTTCGTTGAATTCTTTGTATATTCCAAGCGATTTGAGTTCTTCGATGTACTCTGGAGTAACATCAAGTCTTTCCAAGTTGTTTAGCTTCTTGTCAAAAGACAATCTCAACTCTTCGATGCGGCTAGCTCTTTCGAGTTCCAGTGCCTGCGCCATTTCAGCAACGTACACATGATCAGGAACTTCCGTTTCAGCATCAGGATCGTACGGCTTCTTGAAAGTCAATCCTGGTATGTTAATCTTAGGAATATCTCGCACTTACTTCAATCTCCATTCGCATATTTCTGAGTACAGGTTTTCTTGGTGTACGGTTGTACTTTGATTCAAAACAATTTTTGATGAAATCCTTCTCGGGTCTGTACATAATCCTGCAGTTTTTGAGTTCGTTTTTGATAAACTTCTTGATCGGAACCTGCGTATTGCTACAAGTATTGATTTGCTTGGTCAAAGCCAGATACACAAAGAAATCATTCACGATAATTTCTTCGGGAAATTTGTTGTTCTTTTTTTGGATACCAAGGTACACGTAGGCCGTGTCAATCGCAGTTCGATCACAAATGTGCTTTCTGCATCGTCTACCCTGGTATGGGATGTCCATGAATCCTGGTAGTCCTGGTGTCAATTCAAATAACTTGATTTCAAGTAGCACATTTTGATTGTTCCACAAAAGATGGCACAATCAGATTAGAGGATAAATTCCTCCGAGAAACCTATGAAGCAAAAACTCAAAATCCAAATCGGTGTAGAGTCCAAGAGTACCCCTCTTCGATTGACGCCAATCGACCAAATCGTAGACCTAGACGACACCGTAGAACTGGTCATTGAAGCCCTCGTGATGCAATACGACCTAGTTGACGGTTCGCCAGACGGTGAAGCAGACATTCCACTCAAGCCTGCTGTCATCAAAGCACTCGCAGCTAAGATTCCATTCTTTGGTAATCTTGTAGCTGGTATCGAAGATGCTAACGTGTTCTTGAAGATTAAGCGAGTTCAAGCGTAATATTCTCTCGAACTGAGCTATAGGGCAGGAAGACAGGACTGTTTCCTGCCCTTTTTGTACCCCCACTTTGTCTGGAATAGCTATCCGTGTGATACGCTTTGCTGTACATGATCCGCATGTTGCTTGTGTCCAGCTTATAGCCTTTTTCTTGCAAAAGACTTCTGATCAATTCAATGCAGCGTTCCATGTCCCAGTCCCAAAGAATGTTTGCAGTGGTTCCCTGCTTATTTGCCTTTGTCTTAGCACCAGGAATCTCTTCAGGAGTCAGCGGCAATCTCTCTCTGAAAATAAGTCTGCAGCCAATGTGGGTGATGTAGACACAGGTGAGATTTACTGTCTTGCCGACCATTGGTTTTGGGTACGGTTTCAAGATTGATTCAAGGGATACAGAAGTTTCGTCCATAGTAATTAGTTACCACGTTTGAGGTACAATACTCACAAGCATGAAAGTAACACAAGTTTCAATCTGCCCGAGCAAGGGCGCAACAGAAGCTGGAAGGCCAGCAGTGCCACCAGAACTCCTGGCTTCTATTGGTGCTAAGTACAGCAGATCAAATGATGGACTAGATGCTATCATGGCTAAAGTCGATCTTGACAACCCAGATGCCAGTATCGAACGCATCTTCAAGCATACTGACTACGGACACCAATCTATCGCAGACATGGTTCCAGTGGCTATGTTCATGGACGGTATCTCGATGTATTTGGCATATTTTGTCTGGTACACATGTCAAGCAACTAACGGTCAAGAATCCAGCACACGGTATCTTCCGATGGTTCCACTCGGACTGACACCAGAATCGGAAGAATGGAACAGCACCGTCATGGACTCTATCATGGATTCGTATTATTTTGAAAACGAATCATTCGGGGAAGATATATTTACACATGCAAGTGAAAGTTTTGCCTGCTACAATCTAGCACGTAAGTTCTGGTTTGAATACGCCGAGAGCAGAGGTGGTATCGCCAATCTAATCAATCTAACCGGGGAGCAAGCTGCAGACAAGAAGGTTGTTGACCGACTCACTAGGAACTATGCTTTTGACAGAGCTAGAGTGTACCTTCCAGTAACAGCCTTGACGAACATGATGCTCGTGATGAGTTCCAGGGAATGGGCAAGGCTAGCATCTCACTTACTGTCTCACCAATTACTCGAATTCAATGATCTTGGCAACCTAATTGTGGATGAGCTTCGACTTGTATCTCCAAACTTTGTACGACATGCTGTAGCTAAGCAATCACACGCTGAATACTTTGCCTCCATGATCGAACAAGCATCATGGGCAGCAGTTCCAGCAGATGGAGAGGTAGGAATTGACATCCTGAGCGACTTCACGGAAGGTAACGAATTTGCAACCAGAAACAACAGGTACTGTAGTCCTTTGGTCGGTGCGCTTGATAGCACTGTGCGAATGCGGTTCAACTCGATCAGCATGGCTGAAATGCGAGACGTGAATAGGCACAGGCAAGGTATGCGTTCTTGCATTATGGATGCACACGGATTCTACTGTCCGATCAGCGAAGACCCTGAAGCCTCAGAGTTCCTACGAAACAATATGGACGAGTATTCTGAACTTTGCATGTTTGATTACGGTGTGGAGCAGACACAAAATCTTCTTGAAAGTTTTGACGCGCATTACATGTACTTCACGAACTTTGGTACAACACACCAGTACCGAAGAGTTTGTAGCCTTGCGCAATTTGTCTATGAGGTAGAATTACGGACAGGGCCAGGAGCGCACTACAAGTACGCACAGCTTTACAGAGACATGTATGCGAAAGCAGCAGAACAACTCGATCCAGAAACACTCGCAGGTGTTGTGGTTGGGGGAGCGGAACCAGAATAAAATGATTAAATACATTGGAGTAGCGGGTAAAGCCCGTAGTGGAAAGAACACGTATGCCGATTTGACGAAAGTTTATCTTGAGCAGAACTACAGTTGCATGGTTGAGATTAAGGCTTTTGCTGACTATCTCAAACAGAAATGCGCAGAGATGACAGGATTCCCTCTCGATTACTTCTACGGTCTGGCACCGGAGCGTGGAGATGAAATCAAGGAAATTCTTCGACCTCTGATGATTACGGTAGGTGATCTGTACAAAGAACCATTGCTCGGTGGTTGGCAAACTTATTGGGTAGAGAACATGACGAAGGAATGTACTTACCCAACAGAAGACCTTGGAATCCTAAGCCACAAGGTTATCATTGTGCCTGACGTACGATATGACTTCGAGGCTCAATGGATCATTGACAATGGCGGTGTGATTGTGCAGATGATCGGTACCGACCCAATACTGAATACCATAAGCACCGTTGCTCAGCAGCATAGCTCTGAGCAAGGTATTCCAGAAAATCTGGTTGATTGGTTTATCCACAATGACCGAAGTTCTGGTTTGGATATGCTGGAAAGAATCAGCAAAACTTCGTGGGACGCTACAGCTACTAAGCTGGGTTTAGCGCGAAAAGAATCCCATTGCTTATGATGGGTTCGAGCGAAGTGTCTGTTCTCGTAGCAAGCACAAAGTAAGTGAAGTATGGCTCTGTTTCGACAAGCAGGGCCGTATTTACGCCTGACAAAGTGAAGTTTGCGTATCCGTCAGCAATACTTGTAGCCGTAACGGTCACAATGTTGTCGTTGATTGGCTTACGAATGTTGATCGTGCATGAGGTGTAGGAAACAGCGGGTGTTAGCTTAACTCGAAAGCTATATGGGTATCCACGAACGATTCCATCCATCAAATTAGCGATTGTCTTCAATTTCTTTAACTCCTTCTACAAGTTCAGCGGCCTTGTTTTCGGTAAGACTATACTTACGAGCAATTCCCTTAATGGACATGCCATTCTCGATGTCTTGTAAAACAGACACATATTCTTCAGGTAAACTATCGTCCAACATAGTTAATTGTACCGTATACTGAGCGTATTTGTTAATTTCGTCGATAACCACACTCTGTTGCATGTGTGGTGATTTTTCAAGTACAGAGTTAGTAGCTGCTTTCTCTGGGATTGCTTTCATTCCGTATTGTAATGAGATTACATCCATGAATTGAAAGTCAACAAGCTCCATACAGGTTTCCCATACACGAACATCAGATGTCTCCATCACAAATGCTTGATCCACATGACCAAACTTCTGCTTAGATTCTGCGATTGCTCTGATGACTCTCGATTTTCTATCAAGAATACCGACTGGGTGTTTGATCAAGTAAGAACGATTGATCGCTTCGTTGCGCATGTACTTCTTGATCCAGTTATTCGCCATCGTCGTGAAGTTACTTCGGCTCTTATCATACTTGTTGAACGCAACCATAAATCCTTCATTACCAGCGGCAAGGATGTCGTCCATTTCGGATTTACCGACAAACCTTGCCGCATGTGTTTTGATAACCCCTAGGAATGACTGTCTTAGTGCCTCGATGTCATCGGCGTCTTTTGTTGTTACGGCCCTTTCTGCTAGCCTCTGAGTCCGTTCGCCTGCCGTACTGGTTTTTTTCTTGATACATTTCGTCATGTCTGTTATAAGTATGACGTTCATTTTCCGTATCTTTAGGCACAGACGCTTCTTTTATGTCAAATTTTTGGATTGACAAGTACCCGCCTTTCTTGTCGCTACGGCGAATTTCAGGCAAAACCTTCTGACCTCGTAGCTTGGCGTCCACGCATTCTTCGAGCTTGTGGTAGATCGCAACCTGGTCAAAGTCTTGCAACTCAACCAGCACGTCGAACACAGCCTTGACCTTTCGTTCAGGTACAGTCTTAGAAGTGCCTCGTCGTTTCGATTCTGCGTCAGACAAAGTAACCGTGTCAATTCCGCCAAGCAGGATGTTCACAGGGAAGTTGTAGAGCAGGGAGTCAAGATTATTGCCGTGGACAGTCGCAAGTAGCTGTACGCCTCGCTCAGCGCACGTAAGGGCTGCTCTAGCTTCTTGCTCCAAGCTGATTTCGTCAATGACAATCACTTCTGGTGTGTGGTTCTCGATAGCTTCGATCATAACGTCAGCTTGCTTCTCTTTGCGAGGCACCATGATTCTTCGGGACATACCGACAGAATAGTGTGGAGATTCCAAGTCACCTGCAATTTCGTTAGAGGTGTCCACGATCATCACACGCTTATCGTATGTGTTTGCTAGAAGATTACATGCGCTTCGCAGCTTAGAGGTTTTACCCGTACCTGGAGGGCCGACGAGAAGGATGCTTTTGCCTTCGGCAATGATGTCTTGGATTGTAACCAAAACGTCTTCGATGTGCCTAGCAATACGAATGGTGATTCCTGTTACAGTGCCTGATCTATCACGCAGAACCGCAACTCGGTGTAGTGTACCGTAAATACCTGCTCTGTTGTTGTCATAGACCTTCGATACTCTACGCATCACATGGTTTATGTCACGTTTCGTGACTGTGTGATCTGGTTGGAGTTCGGGGGTGTATGCTTGACCGTCGTGATAGTATCTTGCAACCGCTGGCCTTCCCAGGTCGATTACGATTTCGGTCAAGGTGTCATAGCCTTCAATGCTTTTGACAAAGTTACGTATTTTTCTTGGCAGAACGGCTAAAGCGCGATCTTTTTCGGACACTGATTTTCTAAACATGATGTTATATCCGTACAAGTTAATTGTACCGTAGCCTAGTTCAAATTTTTGGTGTGGTATACTTATAATAATGTACATTTTAGACGAAAACACACCAAACGCAGAGAACTACGAAGTATTGTATCGAGGGCAGCGAGTCACTGATCGCGTTGTAAGTATTGATTTGGAGCAAAAAGTTGCACTAATCGAAGACGGATACCTGACAAGTTTTACAGTAGTGAGGGAAAATGCTGGTGTCATCGGAACATTGGAGAATGAATTTGTCGCTTTTCTCGATGACGAGGGTAAACCAAAGGTAATCACGGTGTCTGGTGAGGCTTTTGACGAAGACATCGTTGTGTTCAATAAGTTTGAAGGTGCTAACTTAGTGCCAGATGAGGAATTTGGTATGCACAACGCTAGTGACTTCCTGAAGTACCGTGGAAGTTACACATTAGTGGTACGCGATGCAGAACGCTTCTAAACTAAAAGGCTCCATGTGGTGCCATAAGTACGGTGGGGGACTCTACGAGCTTATTGACGTAGATGAAGACCTAACCGTACTTCTCAGGAAAGAGCAAGAATCGCCTAGCCTTGCTACGGTTGATTACGCAAGCCTGATAAAAAATTACACTGGCCCTATGATTAGAACCAGTGTCCGTGCTTTGGTAGACGCTAATTGTGGATGCCAGTAACGTGAAGCTCCGCAAAAGGCTTGCTGTAGTGTAGCTCAGTATACTTTGGTGTGAAGTTCTTGTTGAGCTTAACAGACTCATCAATACAAAACGCATAGCCTTCCATTGTGTGGATGAAGTTGTACAGGCTCTCTGTGAGGCTTTCAAACGGCTTGGACGTGTACACACAGCCCAACTGATCCTGTGGAGCTAGGCTAACCTGATCATAAGCTAGGAAGTTGGATGGTGACAGCATGGTTAGCGTATCATTGTCTTCTCCATTTACGCAGGTCATGTAGAACGCTGGAGCAGTCTCAAACTGCGTAATCCAGGCGTGTACGAATAGGTGCATTTCGCGTTCAGTCTTTAATAATTTCATCATCAATTTCAATCTCAAATTTCAGTAGTTGTTGCTGCAAGAATCCGTAAACTCTTGGTGCGCGAGACTCTAGTTGTGCCAGTCCAGTGCCTAGACCAGCTTCTGATACCACATAGGCTAGGTAGCCTCTAGGAATGTCCTCAAAGGCTTGCTGAATGTGCGCACAGCACACATCGTAGTACCGATCAGAAAAGAAGTCGGTAGCGTCGTCCATTCCAGGTCTTCGCTTTGTTGGGATTCCGTGGGTGTTGGGTAACCCTCGAATGCAGGCTTGCCCTGCGTAACCCACTTGCATCAGGTTGTCTCCGTACAGGAAACAGTAATCGGGATGGTTCAGAACATCGTCTGCAGACCATTTTCCGGGCCATGTAATCATTCTCACATTAGTATTATGCCTGAAGTTGAAAAAAGATTCAGGTAGAATAATAACAATGGAATTGAATAACTACGTAAACATTTGCCACAAGGCCGCTCGTGATGCTGGTTGGCACGACACTCCAAGGGAAGACGGTACATTTTTTATGCTGATGGTTAGCGAAATCGCGGAAGCGATGGAAGGGGATCGCAAGGGTCTTATGGACGACAAGCTACCACACCGAAAGATGGCTGAAGTTGAACTTGCTGATGCCTTTATCCGCATCTGCGATTACTGCGGACTCAAGGGCTATGATCTGGAAGGTGCTGTAGCCGAGAAGATGGCGTACAACGCACACAGGGAAGATCACAAGCGCGAGAACCGAGCTAAGGAAGGGGGCAAGAAGTATTGATGGATTACGGTCAGGCAGTTGCGCATCTACAGACTAAAAAGAACGCCAAAGTAACCCATCCAGGGCTAAGTGGGTTGTACTTGTACCGAGCTAAGGACGGCACTATCTTGTGCTACGCAGGAGATTCACAGCGAGTTTGGCGACCCACACCGACGGATCAAAAAGCAATTTGGAAAATCCACTGAAGATTTACAACTGACAAACCACAATAATATCATGGCAAGTAAAGCAACACCGAAGTTAAAAGAAGGACAAGTACGAATAGTCAAGGCCGATCCACTCAACTACGCAGTAGAGGTAGTAAGAATCGTCAAGAAGAAGGACGGCCCAGAGGTTCTTGAATGGAAAGAGCATGGATACTACGGGCATAGACTCGATTGGGCTGTTAAAAGTGCGCTGATGCAGCATCTACCTGCAGGTAAAGAACTTAAAGGCGAATTTGAGGCTGCGGCGGCGAAGATCATTGCCTATATGCGGGAGAACAAACTTGATTGAACTCCTTACTGGTCTGGTCATTGCTATGATCGTTGCAATTCTTTGCTTTGTAAATTCCAAACTTTCGGGGGATGTTGAAGGTTATTAACGACAAGATTTACTGTGAGAAAGCAGCCTCTAAGTTCTTCAGATCAAAAGTGATTGGGAAGTATGAGCAATATGAAGACTTTATGCAGGATTACAGGATCAAGGTCTGGCAAAACAGGGACAAAATTGCTGCTCAACCACATGCTATCAACAACTGCAAGCAGCAGATTATGAGCAGCATCTGGAAAGACTACCTAAGAGCTATCTCCAAGGACAAAGTGACTAAGGAACTTTTGGAATGCAACTTCATTCCCAGTACCGATGAGGTTAGCGGTGAAAGCTACTATGACTTTCTGGAAAGCAAAGTTGAAGCCCAGCAATCCAAAGATGAAAGGCTGTCAGAAGAACTACTGGCACTGCTGCCAGATGATCAAGCTGCTATTATCAAGTTACGATACGAGGAAGACATAACGTTCGAGGAGATAGCTGAAAGGCTAAAAATCCCAAAGCCCACAGCTTACTTCAGACACCAAAGAGGTATCAAAGCACTTCAAAAGAAGTACACATTGCAAGAAATTTTGGAATTAGTCTAAAGTTTTTTGAGAAACACACGGATAATAAAAACATGATTCAAAACATTTTAATCATTTACGTAGCGTTGGGGGCAGCACTCGCAACATACGGATTTTTGTTCTACAACCCACAAGTAGAAGTGGACGGGGCGAAAGTTAACCTGACAACTAACATTTGGGCTAGCATTTTGGCATTTTTATATGTAACAATCGGTTGGTTGCCACTTGTAGTTATGGTCTTTATAAAGGTGTTACGTGGAGCAGCTAACTAACGAAGACAAGGCTTTGCTGTTCGATCTGCATGTCAGAGGCACCATTTCGATTAACAGGGGTGAGGACTTTGACAGTGATGAGAACTACTGCGGATTCTCGGTACCTGAATCTTTTGAGGAAGAGTACAACGTTTTCGATGCCGAAAATGCTTTAGATCGAGAAAAAGATGAGATAGTAACAATTGACAGTGCAAGTGTTACAGAGGTTACACCATTCTTAAAAGCACCGTACAGATCGTTTTACACAAAACCTGGCATTGACGAATTTGACATTAAACGACTGGTCGAACATCAGCGAGAACAATACGGTCGTGGAAGTCTTGCTCGTAGGCTGAAGAAAAATTTGGCAGAAGCAATTTCATGTGTTTCAGCAGACGGAGTTGACGCTCCCGAGCTAGGGTATTCTTGTTTGAAGAAAACAACTGTTACGCCTATGCCTGAGTGGTTGGAAAGACAACTTGACAATGCTGAACGAACTGTAGCTAGTTGGAGTGATGGGAAGTGTGAAGCTGCTGGTATTCCGAGGAAGACTGGTAGACCTTGGGTACCGAATGACGGTGAGCGTTACTATGTGTGGCTTTCTGCTAGTCAAGTCACACATTCAATGATTTGGCATGGACTGAATTCCGACTATGGATGGCTTGGGGTAGGCAATTGCCACAAGACGCGTGAAGAAGCAGAGGCTTGGGGTAAAATTCACTAAAGATTCCCGAAAAGTGAGACATAATAAAAACAATGACACGAGAACTAGCACAAATGATTTTTGGCTTGTACAGCAGCAGTGCTTTCGCTAACCTATTTCCTGCTGTACAAGTACCATCAACTGCAAAATCAAAAAATGATTCAGCTTGCTACGAGTACCATTGGTACGAGCAATAG